AAATATATGAAATAAACAAGTTTCACTTGTTTATTTTTAATAGTTTTGTGTAATTTTAAGTAAGTTTAACATTAACAGTTTTCAACCCCACGCTTCTATCAATGCAATATCCTGCTACGTGGCCTTGTTCATTATTTAAGAATGAAGGTCGTGTACTAAACATCGAATTTTTATTTATGAGTGTTTTCATTTTTTTTAATTTTACCCTGGTTCCAAACCAAGGATTTGTTCCGTGACATTACTGCCTCAGATTGTTTTTTTATTTTATAATACAAATATACATATAAATATTGAATAAAACAAGAAAAGTTCAAATTATTTTTATATTTTATTAAAAAATCTTTTAAAATCGTCACCAAACTGTGAATTTTCAGATATATTAGTATCTTTTGTCATCATTATCCCCGTCATTGGGTAATCACTATAATTTTTTAAATTAACAATAGTTTTTCTGTGATAACCAGGAATTTTATTATTTTTTGTTAAATTACTATATATTGGAAAATATCTTGTTGAATCAAGTGATGCAATTACAAAATAATCAGGTTTTATATTTTCAACAAAATTTAAAATTATTTTAAACATTGTTGAATAAATTTTAATTATGTTTTCTTTACCTTCTTTATATTCATAAGAATCTATATTTTCTCGTGAATCTTTAATATTTAAAAATCCTATATTATATATTTCCCCATTTAAAATTAAATCATCTTCAATAAATGGTGAAGGTATTTTTGAAATAAAATAATTATATGATTGTTCACCTACGGTAAAAGTACCATTTAATTCAGTACCATTAATATCTACAGCATTAGTAGTTGTTAATTTAATTTCATTTATTAGTACTTTACTTTTCGTTAAGAAAATATCACGAGATGCTGGTTCATTAATGTTCAAATCCATAACAAAATTATATTTTTCTTGTTGGATAATATGAATTCACATTTATTGTAGATAAATTCCATAACCAATTGTTAGGGTTATCACCATTTATGGTTGAAGAATCGTAGGGTATATAAATCACTTATACTTGATGAAATACCACTAATTAAACCGTTTGTGTTATATAATCTTCGATATTTTCAATATTATGATGGTGTACATATGAGTAATCTTTTTCACTAATATAGATACCTGATGAGACGTATCTAACATCTATATTGATATTTGAATCTGTGATTTCCTCACCCCTAAAAGTTTCCATGATACGATTAATATCATCACACAATTCAGGAAAATGAACTTTTAACCTTTCAACTCGTCCATTAAGATAATATTTTTTTAAATATTTGGTTTGCCAATGCTTTAAACCGAAATTTTCTAAGACTTTATTTCTAATTGTCATAAATATATATTTTAAAGATAAAATACTAAACAATAACTTGTTTGAACTAACGTTTATTGTCCCCTACTTTCCCGTATCAGATACATTTCGGTTCGGTCTGGCGCTCTTTCTTGAGCTTATTTCAGTTAGTATTTTATATTTTATAAATGTACATAAAAAAAATCAAATAATAAAATATTACAGGTTTAAAAATAAAAATATCTATTAATGTTATGGGGTTTAATTTCTCCTGTATCAGGAATAATATTAAATTTTTTACCTTCAATTGGGTTATTGTCTAATATTGTTCTTTTTTTCCATCTCATTAATGCAATTGGTCCATATCCCATTTGTTGTGACAGATAATAAAGATATGCATAACCATTATTTTTAGGTTTTAAAATTTTTTCCTTTTTAGCCTTGTTTTTTTTAATGTGTTTTTCCTTGAAAAAACTATCTATGTAGTCATCATCGGGAATTTGAAATTTATCTTTTATAAAATCATCTACTTGATCTTGTGTTGGTTCATAATAATATATATCATTGTCTTTAAACGTAGGGTCTTCTTTATGATAATATGGGAATTTATGAATCTTTCTTTCAAATATTCTATTATATTGTTCTTCTGATATTATTATTTTCATCGATAAATTATTTATACATATAAATATAGTTATAAATAAAAACCTCCGATTGTAAGTCGGTGGTTTTTGTTATTTATTCTTTAATGAAAATAATATCGTTATCAATTGATAACTTATATTCTTTATTTTTTACAATTCTGTTTTTTAAAATTTCAACACTAATAAAATTTTCGATTTTATCTTGAATGACTCTTTTTAGTGGTCGGGCGCCGTATTGATCATCAAACCCCGCTTTGGTTATCATTTTTATGATTAAATCATCAAAGGTAATATTATAATTAAGTTCTTTAATTCGATTTAATACCGTGTTTAATTCAATTTTAGAAATCTTTTCCACATCAGTTTCATTTAATGTATTAAACGTAATAATATCATCAACACGATTTAAAAATTCTGGTGGAAATAATTTTTTAAGTTCCTTATTAATTGTTATTTTTTTCTTTTCGGCACTTAAACCGTCACTACCAAAACCAATACCGTTACCAAAATCTTGGACTTTTCTAAGTCCTACGTTTGATGTCATAATAATAACACAATTTTTAAAATTAACTGTTTTACCTTGTCCATCGGTCATTCTACCATCATCCAAGATTTGTAATAATGTGTTGAAAATATCTTTATGCGCTTTTTCGATTTCATCAAACAAAATAATTGAATAAGGTTTATTTTTAACTTTCTCGGTTAATTCACCCCCTTCTTCATAACCTATGTATGACGGGGTGGCACCAAATAATCTTGATGCTGTGTGTCTTTCTTGGAATTCGGACATATCAAATCGAATTAGATTATCTTTTGAACCGAACAATTCTTTAGCAAGTTGTTTTGCCAAATGGGTATTGTGTGATAATATATTGTTAGTGTAATACCTATGATTTGATGTTTCTGGTAATTCTAAATCGTACATAATTTCTTCATATCCTAAATTTTCAACATTAATAACCACATCGGTTTGTCCGTCAATAACCATTATTAAATCACCGATATTTAAATCTTTAACAAAAATTTCATTAAAATTTTCATCAAACACTATATGGTTATCCGCACATTTTAATACCAAACCACTTGATAATTTCAATAAGTACACATCATATGGTATCGTTTCATGTAGATTTTTAATATCAGACCAACCAGTGTCAGTTAATACCTCATAATCACATACAGGTGTTGTTTTAGTTATTTTTTTTAAAAAATCATAACTATCAGATTTTGAATTGTTTTTCATTGTTTATTTTTTTTAATTGTTTATTTTTTTTAATTGTTTATGATACAAAGATATGTATTTTTTAATTGTTTACCAAATTAATTAATATTTTTTAATAGAAAATCTAAACATTTTTGTGTTATTTTGGTTTTATCTTTTATTCTATATTCAGAATCCCAAACAACTAATAAATTGAAACCTTGTTGATTTGCCAAGTTTAATTTTTTTTCATCATTATTCCACATATCTTGGGCGGTTTTTTTATTTGAAAATGGGTTTGGGTAATCTGCCGATTTAAATTTCTTCGGGTTACCATGAAACATATCACCATGAAACTCAATTATTTTTTTATTTTTCAAATCGGTAAAATCATATAAAAATATGCCACCATCAGGATTATTTATTTTATATTCGCCATTATGTGTAGTAAAATGAATGTCTTTTCGATCATTAATATTATAATTTTCTAATAAAATCCAAAATAATTCTTGACTTATTTTAGAATAACCATTTTTCATATTACCATTATTAGTCAATGAATTTGACCACTTAATTTGTCTTTCAGTAAAAACTTCTTTACCTTTTTCTTCCCCATATTTTTTAATACATTTTTCTAAAGTAAATGTTTTCTGTCTTTTGGAAACTAACTTAATTGATTCATCTTTACTAAATCCTTTTTTTTTCCAATACCCTACTTGGTTTTGTAAAATTGAATTATAATTTTCGGGTGTTAATAGTTTTTTTAATGATAATTTTTGTGAATTTCGGGTTTGAATTTCCGATATTTTATTTTTTGACTCTTCTTCTGAATATCCACGTTTAATCCAATATAAAGTTGTGAAATGTGATCGACTTTTCATGTAGTCAGAAATTTCATCATCACTCCAACCCAATTGTTCTAAATCTTTAATCGTTCTTGATTTATGATTAACAACCTTAGAATTTGAATATATTTGTTGTTCCCTTATTTTTAAAATGGATTCATCACGACTAAAACCTTTTTTTAACCAATATTCAATACAAAGTCTATTACGTTGTTTTAATTCTAAATTTCTTTTTTCCAATTCAAGTTTGGCGTTATCTTCAGACCAACCTCGAATGGTAAAATACTCAATATTTCCAAATTTTCTTGTTTTAAATTTATAATGTTTTTGTAACCACTTATTAATTTCCGAATAATATATCGAAATATCATCATTTAAAAATTCATAATATAACCTACCAAATATAGGTTTTATTAAATCATTTTCATTTTTAATATTTTTATCAATTAATAAAATATGGTTAATAAAACTATCTATCGTCGGGAACAACTCAATACCTGTAAATTTAGTTTTTAATTTTTTTAAAATCATATTATATATAACTAAGATTTAGTTCTTAGTTATATATAAATATATTGTAGTTAACGAAAGTTAGGGTTTATTGGACTTGGTTAAGGTATTTTTCAAAAGTTTTTATATCAACTTTTTCTATAATACCAGTAACCTTATTTCTGATGGTAATGTTAGTATCACCAGAAATACATTTACCAACACCCGTAGAACCTAAGAAAATATACGAAATTGGTTTGTTCGGGTCTTTAATACCGATGCGTTGTCGATAAATAGCGTTTACTATTTCACTAATAACTTCGTCTTGACCAATTACCACAGATTTTAGATTATTTTCTAATTGTAATAATTTATTTGATTCATCTTCCCCAACTCGTGAAACGGGTATGTTAGTCATGCGTGTTACCATTTCATAAACATCATCAACCGTAACTAATTCTTTATTTTCGTTCATTCTAAAAGCCCATCTTTCTTTAGCTTTTTCCAAATCGATAATTATTTTTTTTTCTTGATCACGAAGTTGAGCTGCTTGTTCATACTTTTGTTCTTTAATGATTTCAAGTTTTCTTAGTTTGATTTCGTCAATATCTAATTTTAACTTTTCAATTTCTTCGGGCATTTTTATCGAAATTTTCTTTTCAGAACCCAATTCATCAAGAACATCAATGGCTTTATCAGGAAAATATCTATCTGTGATATAACGATTAGCCAACATTACTACAGTTTCAATAACATTTTCACCATAATTAACTTTATGAAAATTTTCATATGATGATTTTAGTTTATTTAATATTTCTATAGTTTCTTCATATGTGGGTTCATCCAGATTAATTTTTTGAAAACGTCTAACAAGTGCAGCATCTTTTTCGATATTTTTCTTATATTCATCATGTGTCGTAGCACCAATACATTGAATTTCATTGCGTGATAACGCAGGTTTCATTATATTTGCCGCATCCATTTGTCCTGATGAATTACCCGCACCAACCAAAGTGTGAATTTCATCAATGAAAACAATCACGTCAGGGTTGTCTTTTAATTCAACCATCACAGCTTTCATTCTTTCTTCAAATTGTCCGCGGTATTTAGTACCTGCGACCATTGAAGATAAATCAAGTGACACCACTCTTTTATCCAATAAATTACTTGGACAATCCCCACTAATAATCAATAAAGCCAATTTTTCAATTAATGCCGTTTTACCTACACCTGCTTCACCAACAATAATCGCGTTATTTTTTTTCTTTCTTGATAAAATTTGTGAAATACGTCGTACTTCTTTATCTCTACCAATCACTGGATCTAAATCACCATCCATCGCCATTTTGGTTATGTCTCTGGAAAAATTATCCAAAATTGGGGTTTTTGACCCTGTTTTTTTTGTCGCTTTTTGAACATCTTTTGATTCTTCGTCAGCAAAATTAGTTTCACCCATACTTTTTTTTATTTATGTTTATTTTTAATTACGGAACAAAGATAATATAAATAATCGAAACTACCAAGTATTTTTCAATTATTAACACTTTTCTATATAGTCATATTCTAATTCAATATAACCGTCATGTTCATTAATAATAGGACTTGTGTTTTTTAAAATCAAATTATCATTTTCAAAACATGTAATTACTGATCTTAATTCCTTCGAATTTTCCCACGATAAAAAATGCACTATATCGTCAATCGTCATATTATTTTGTATAAAAAAAATGATAGTTTTAACTTTTTGACCACTACGATATAATGATGTTAATATGAAATATTTTCCTTTTATGAATAAACTCCACCCACCTAAATCGAATTGTTCACTACAATTAAATTCAATTTGTTGTTTAATATTACTGAAAAATTTAAAAGACATATAATTTCTATATTTTAATATGAACTGCAAAGATAAAACAAATATTTGATATAACAAAATTTTTCATCAACTAAATACTTATAAGTTGATATTTATATAAAAAATACTTATATTTGATATTAATAATCATTAAAAAATAACAAATATGAGCATTATTACAGAAAGAATTGAAGGAAAAAACATTAGTGTAGAAATTAATTCAGCAAACTTAACTTCAGCGACATACAACACTGAAAGTAAAGATTTATCAATTGTTTTTAAAAACAATAGTATTTATGAATATAGTAAAGTACCTTGGGATATATTTACTAAGTTTCGTATGACAGAATCACAAGGAAAATTTTTCACTACTAATATAAAAAACAACTACGAATTTAAAAAGGTCAAATGAAAGAATTGTCGTTAATTGAAGAATTATTAAATGACGGAAAAGTGGATAAAAAAATATTAAAAAGTTTTTATCCTAAAGATTATTTATCTCCCATTATTTTTGATAAAAATAAACAAATTAATGACGTTGTTAGAAAAAAATTAATATCAATATCCGATAGTTTTATAAATTATCTGGGTGTAGATTTTTTTGTACATGATATTGTTTTAACGGGTTCTTTAGCGAGTTATGGTTGGTCAGAATATTCCGACTTAGATTTACATATATTAATCGATTTTAAAGAAACTACACATAATAAAGAATTATTAACCCAATTTTTTGACGCTAAAAAAGACTCGTGGTCAAACACTCACACTTTAAAAATTAAAAACTTTGATGTTGAAATTTATGTTCAAGACACTGAAGAAGAACACATTTCAAGCGGGGTATATTCCATTTTAAATAATAAATGGATTAATAAACCCGAAACCACCAATGTTAATATAGACGAAAAAAAAATCATTAATAAAAGTAATGAATATATGAAAAATATTGATGATTTAATTGAAAAACATAAAAACAATGAAAATATTGTTGAACCGATTTCTAAGTTATATAAAAAACTTAAAAATTTCAGAAAATGTGGTCTAAAAGAAGATGGTGAATATTCATATGAAAATTTAACCTTTAAATATCTTAGAAGAAATGGTTATATTAAGAAATTAATTAATTTAAAAAACGCAATAACAGATAAAGACCTTTCAATTAATGAACAAAAAATTAATTTTATTATAACAGAGGCTAAAGCATCCAAATTTAAACAAATTAATTAACCAGATATGGATCGTGAAACATTTCAATTTATTGTGTCATTAGATACTGTTAGTTCTGATTTTGAAAAAGATATAATTGGAAAATACGGTATCTGGTTATTGAAATTATTTTATTATGGAAGTGATGTGACCATAAATAGAATACATTTAAATTATAAATTAATATCTGAATACATAGAATTTTACAATAAACATCTTAGTAAATTTGATGTTAAAGATATTTTTCAATATAAAAATATTGAATTTTTTTTATATGATGTTGAGAATGTAATAAATAACACAAAATATAAAGTAGACAGTAAAGATTATACTAAGTTTTATGAAGATGGTGAATGGTTGATAATAATTCCCCATACTGAAGAAGCATCAAATAAATATGGATCAAACACAAGATGGTGTACTGCTGCGAAAAATAATAACAAGTTTAAAGATTATAACCCAAAAGAAAGTGGCTGGCCATTATATTATCGCATAAATAAAATAACAGGTAAAAAATATTCATTTCATGCTGGAGATGGATTTCGTAACCAAATAGATGATTCAATAAATTATATACCAGGATTACCAAAGAAAATCACTATCAAATATTTTAAGTTAAGATTAATAAATGGTCCTGGGTTTAAACAATATGAAGTGTTATCATTACCTGAAGATTTAAAATTTTTATATCTCCATATTAAGTTAAAATTTATGCATTTGGATAAATATGATGTTGAATTAATCCCTGATCATTTAAAAATAAATTTTATAAAAATAATTATATCACAAAAAACTGAATTACCAAGGGGGTTATATGATTATGCGCCATTTCATTTAAAAATGAGGTATGTTGAAATGTGTATTTCAAATGATTTATGGTTATATAATAATGAATTAAGTATTGCCCCGTTGGATTTAAAAATAAAATATATTCAAAATATGAAATCAGCAGGTAATCATTACAAACAATATCTTACTCTTTTACCTGATGAAATAAATAATAAACTGAAATTATGAATAAAACTATTAGAATAAAACAAAGTGATCTTAATGTTGCTGTTAAAACATTAATAAAAGAAAATAAAGAAACGTACTTTAGCACATTTTCAGGTGCAGTTCAATATGCTAGAGAACATGTTGAAAATAAAGGTATTAGTATTGACGAAAATGATTGGTTTACTGAAGTTAATGTTGGTCAAGGTCGACCAAAAGAGGGTAAAACCACAAGAATGATGATTGGTTTATATAAAGGTGATAAAAAACTAAGAAAAACACTTAATATTCAAGTATATAATATGGGATACAATAATGAAAGGCCATATGAACTGAATTTTTACGTTTGGTGAAGTATTAAATACAAATAAAATTACGTTATATTGTTATTTTTTAATAATATCAACATATTTATATAGAAATAATTAAATTATAATTAAAAATAAAATGGGAGAAATTAAACCACTAGGTAGTGAAAAACTTTCAGGTGACGAAAAATTAAAACGTATACTTGAACTAACCTATTATCAAAAACCAATTAATGAAAATAAAACTAATAAAGGGTCTGAATTAATCGTAGATTCTAAAACATCAGTATTCGGTATCGTTAAAGAAAAAGACGGATATTTTGTTAAAAAGGGACTAAATGAAAGTTCGTTGGACTATATTGGTGGTTTGTTTATGAAAAACAAAAATCGTTTTCATTCATATGCTGATGCGTTTAAAAGGTTAGAATTTTTAAAGGGTCAGGAACAATTAAATGAAGCGACTAAATATGTGTTGAAAAATAAATCAACAAACACTGAAGCAATAGCACCTTCACCAACACAAGACACGCCAGACCCTATGACGATGCCAGAACAACCAGCAACGCCAACCCCTGCTCCTGGCCCTACTGCTCCTGTTCCAGATGGTACGATACCTGACGATGGTACTGCACCAACACCTGATGGTGATGAAGATTTTGGATCTGATGTACAAGACGACCCTTTAAAAACTATTCAAAAATTATCAGGAAAACTTGGACAAAAACTAAGAGAATATGATGATGAAATTAAAAGTAATGATATAAAATATGTTATTAACATGGTTTTATCTGCAGTTGATTTAGAAAAGTTAGAATCGGACGATAAAGATGAAATTGTAAATAAACTTGAAGGTGAAGAAGACGAATATGGATTAGGTGACGAGGGTGGTATGCCATCGTCAGATGATGAACAAGGAATTCCTGAACCCGAAGTTGATGACCACGAGGATGAATTAGGCGAAGTTTATAGTTCTTTAGAAGATTTAACTAACACTGATTTAGATTTTGGTGACGATGAATTTTTTGATGATGATTTCGATAGAAAATATAATTCAGATAATGAAGTTCCCGAAAAAGGTTTGGGAGACATTTTAGATGAATTAGATGAAGAAGATTATATAGATAATGACATTCAATTTGACGAAGAAGAACAATATCAAGATGAAGATTATGGTACTGTTAGTAAAAATAAACGTTCACATAATTATTCAACATTTGAAGACGATTTAAATGATATTCTTGGTATTACAGGTGATAATAATCAAGGAAATAATGATGAATCTTTATCACTTAATGAAATCAAAAATCTAATTAGAAAAAAATTTAAAAAATAAATGTATCTAATTTACATAAACGAATTAGGAAAAGATTATAAAGGTCAAAATCAATACGAGTTTATTTTTAGTAAAACTCTTGATGCTTTAGAAGACGAATGGTTTATAATACCATCATCGGGAAGATCAATACCACCAAGTCTTGAATATATAGACTTGGTAGGTTTGTTAAAGAATTCAGATTTAATTTTGGAAGTTGTTCAAAATTCAGATTTTTTTGGTATGATTGATGCTGTGGATGGTATTGTAGCATTAGGGTGGGAGCCGTTTGATATTGAACTTGATGAAAGACCTGTACGTGTTTCGTTTTATTTTGGTGAAGACATTAAAAGTGTTACTAAAAAATTAGGTTCAAAATCTTTAGAATTAATAAAAGAAGAAATAAAAAATAAATAAGATGAAAAGAAACGAAATAGTGGCTCTATTGATAGGTGAAGGGTTCACATCAAAAACATTACTTAAAATGGATGATAAACAACTTGGTTTATTATCATCAAGAATTATAAAAGAACAAGTAGAACAAACTACTATGATTTCTAAAAAAAGTCCTACATATCAAAAAGATGTGGAAAACGCTAAAAAAGTAAACAAAACCATAGAAACTTATGAACAGAAAGAATGCACAAAATGTAAAAAAACTGAAATGAAAGAAGAAAATAGTGCAGGTGATTCTGATGGTAATTCTTTCACTCTTAAAAATAAAGTAAAAAATGGAGTAACATTAAAGGGTGGTAGCGGTAAAAAAGAAGTATCAAAAACTGATTTTAAATTTAAAAAAATTAAGAAAGAAGGTACTATCAAGAATAAAAAACCGTCAAATAAAACAAAAATTAATGAGTGGGTAGATAGTTTGGTGAGTGAAAATTACCATACAACAAGTAAAGGTGAAATAATGTCAATCATTAAACAAAAGTTAAACGAACAACAACTTGAAAAAAGTAAATTACCTTTAGATACTTCAGACACAGTTTATGCAGATGCGGTTAGTCCAGATCAATCTACTGCACAAAAAATTGCTAATAGTAATGCTAGAGCTAAATTCATGGGTAAGTTTCCAAACAAACATTTTATAAAAATAGTTGAGACTGCACATAAAACAGAAGATGGTGATTATAGATATGTTGTAGGTTTAAAATTAAAACAAGAAGCTAACGATCAGGATCAACAAAATGATTCAACCCAAAATAACCCACAACAAAATGAAATAAAAGAACAAGAAACGATGACACCGATGCCATCATCTAAACCGAAAAAGGGTCATAATGGTATACCTGAATGGTTAAAATATGACGCTATTAAAGCTAATAGTTCTTCACCATCAATAGCTCCTGTTAAAACACCAACAAGAACAAAACCAAGTGAAAAACCGAGACCTAAAAACCCGTATCAACCAGGACCTGGCATAAACCCAACACCTAAAGCAAAACATTAAAATGGGAATAACTAAAAAAAACTTATTAAAATTGATTAATAATCGAAAAATGATTAATGAAATGCCAATGGACTTTGAAAGTCCTGATAGACCTCATCGCGATTATGAAAATAAATTACGTTCACAAGATACCCCATTTAAAAAAGTACCATTTCCTAGTACAGGAAGGGATGATCAGAATTTTCAAGAATTATTGGGTTCAGAAGCTTTTAAAACGGCGATTGATAAATTTAAACAATATCAAGGTGATGATACTACAATAACATCTCAGAGTGCAGGTAAAATATCGATGGATGGTATGAGTGTGTTACGAACAATTATGCGAATGGAAGCACCACATAAAGTAGAATTAACCGATTTAGCTGTTGATTTAGTAAAACGACAATTTTCGATACCTGAAGGTGTGTTGCAGTTCGACGCTAAAATCATTAATGGTACTGAAGAAATTGACAATGATGAATTTAATCATGATGAAAATGGCGAAGAAAATCAAGAAGCACCAGATATTGACATGGATAATGACTTTGAACCCGAAGAAGATGAATTAACTAAACTTGAAAAATCTAAAAGACGTTTGGTTAATGCAACATTACAGGGCGCATCCAGAGTTGGTCAATATATGTTTCATTTAGTTGAAGATAGATTAAGTGAAATTTTAGGTAGCCCAGACGCACCACAATTATATGGTAAAATGATGTCAATGAATGACCTTAATTATTGGTTATTCCCTGACGAAATGGTTAAACAAGCAAGTAAACAAAAAGGTGGTAAAGCGGGTGACGAAAAAGTTGATAGAAACACTGAACCTCCAACTATATATGCAAGAGGACTTAATTTTCCTGTATTAGTACATGAGTTAATAAAGGGGTTAATGGAATTTTTTGCATTACAACCACAAGGTGATACAGGCCAAGACTATTACGAAAGAGTTAGATCAGAAGACACTATAACTAAAGAAGATTGGGATTTAAGATTAGGTGTTGCTATTTGGGGTAGATTGAACAGTTTAATACCTAATGAATTAAACAGTGACGAAAAAGTAGAATTACAAAATTTTATTTTAAATCACATCTTTAATTTACCAGCAAAACAATATCTTGTTTTAATGAGGGAAGTTATGGGTAAAACAGAAAAAGGTAGACGCGCAATTGAAAAAATTGCTAACGATATGCAAGATGTTTATGATAGTATACATAACCCTAAATATGAAGACGACGATGATTTTGAAAATTATGATGATGATGGTTATTATGTTGGTGATGATGATGAAGATGAAGATATCACACCTACACAAACAAAATCAACTATTCAACATAAATCAAATCCACCGTTACCTAAAACAGATGTAGATTTTGACTACGATAACGAAAAATGGAGATTGAATGAATATGAACTTAAAAAATTTTTAAAAAATAAAATAATAAAAAAATACTCGAAGTAATTCGAGGTTTTTTTTATTAAATTATTTGGTAGTATCAAAAATATGTATTATCTTTGTGTCCTAATTTAAAAATAAAAAACATGTCATTAAAATTTGAATCAAATGATAGACCAGATGTTGGTTTACAAGAAAAATTATTGAATGAGGAAACACCATTTACTAAAATACCGTTTCCTAAACAAATTGAACTTCCGTGTGTTAATTATCAAGAGGTTTTAGCTTCTGATAGTTATAAAAAATGTATTGAAAATTTCAAAAAATATACCGAATTAGATATGCCTCTGAACGGTATTAACGTTATGGGGCTAGGCGGTATTTTAATGCACGACCATACCGCTATTACATCGATTGAACATAATCATAGGGAAGAACTTGAAAGATTAGCCGTAGAATTAGTAACAAAAGAAATGGGTGTACCTGAAGGTTCGTTTAATTTTGATGTGAAAATAACAGAACAAGAAGAAATCACTTCAGATGATTTTTCACATGGTGAACCACCATCAACGCCTGAAGTGGACATTGATGATGATTTTGTTTTACCAACAAATGAAAATTTGGAAAAATCAAAAAGACGTTTAGTTAACGCAATTATCCAAGGATCGTCAAAACGTGGACATTATATGTTTCATATTGTTGAAGATAAATTGAAAGAAATTACGGGAAATGATGATATTATTAAATTTTATGGTAGATTAATGTCAGTCAATGATACATTATATTGGCAATTACCATACGAAATGATTAAGTCTTTAGGTGGTGGTGATGGTGGAGAATCATCAATGGCAGGTAAAGAAACTGTAGATAGAAACACCACACCACCAACAATTTTTGTTAGAGCGATCAATTTCCCTGTTTTAGTTCACGAAATAATAAAAGGTATTATGGAAGTTTTTGCTATTCAAGGTTTACCTGAAAATTACGATAGTTTTAAAGATGAAGAAGACACAATGGAAAGTGAAATGTGGGATTTACGTTTAGGTCCAGCAATTTGGGGAAAATTAAAAAGTCATTTTCCTATTGAAATTATTATTGATGATGACAAAGTTGAATTACAAAATTATCTTTTGGTTGAAATATTTAAATTACCTGCCAACGACTTTTTATATTTCATGAGGGAAATTTTTAAAGATTCAGAAGAATCTAAAATTTTAATTCAAAATCTCATGAAAAAGATTAATCATCCTGATGATGTCATGGAAGATGATGATTAACTGACTACAAATCAGTTATTTTAAAAAACCCGCAATAAAATGACGGGTTTTTTTTGTTTAAATGATATTTATAAAGTAAACATATTATATGGATACTAGAATACAACAATTAAAAGAATTAGCAAGAATAATAAAAGACACACCATATGCATTAAAAACGTATTTACAAACATACGATAATACTCAGAAAAAATTTGTACCGTTAGATTTATTTCCTGATCAAATTGAACTATTAAATGATTACGAAAATTTTAACGATAATATTACAAAAAAATACCGTCAAGCGGGTGTTTCTACAGTAACTGCAGCTTGGATTTCAAAAAAATTACAAATAGCAAAAGATGAACAACCAGAAAGAATATTGATTGTTGCGAATAAACGTGACACAGCCATTGAGATGGCGAATAAAATTAGACAATTCTTAGGTCAATGGCCTTCTTGGATGAATGTTGGTTTTTCGGCTGATAAAAACTCTGAAAGTAGATTCAAATTAAATAACGGTTGTGAAGTTAAAGCTGTTGCAACATCAACGGATGCTTTACGTGGTTACACACCAACAATATTGGTGTTTGATGAAGCAGCATATATTGAAGCAGGTGAAGATTTTTGGGCGGCGTCTATGGCATCGTTATCTACTGGGGGTAAAATTATACTTATTTCAACACCAAATGGTTTTGATAAAATTTATTATCCTATATACGATCAAGCAACAAGAGGTGTTAACGAATTCAAAGTAACTGATTTAAGATGGTTTAAAGACCCACGCTACAACAAAGATTTAAAATGGGTTAAAGTTAATGATATTGTTAACTATATGTTAAATAGAGAACAATATAATGATGATGAAATTACACATGAAGATCATAGTTTTGAAAATTATGAACAGTTATTAGATGAAGGTTATAAACCATATTCTAGTTGGTATGAATTAATGTCTAAGAAATTAAAGTATGATCCGCGTAAAATAAATCAAGAGATAAATGGTGACTTTTTAGGGTCTGGTGATGCTGTTATTCCAAGTGAAATACAGGATAAGATAAAAAAAAATATGATTAAAAACCCCACAGAAAAATATATGAGTGGCACGTTTTGGCAATGGAAAGAACCGATTCAAGGTCATAGATATATTTTAGGCGCGGACGTTTCAAGGGGTGATAGTGAAGACTTTTCAGCAATTTCGATTATAGATTTTGATGAAAGAGAACAAGTAGTTGAATATATTGGTAAAATTCCACCTGACGATTTAGCATCAATAGTCTATAAATGGGGTATTTTATATAATGCCTTTGTTGTTGTTGATATAACAGGTGGTATGGGTGTTGCTACATCAAGAAAACTACAAGAGTTAGGATATAAAGATATGTTCATTGATGGTGTTAATGTTAAAAACGTGTGGGAATATAACGCAAAAGCACAGGAGAAAATCCCAGGAATAAACTTTAATAATAAACGTGTGCAAATTATTGCATCATTTGAAGAACAATTAAGAAATGGTTTTATTATTAGGTCTATTAGATTAATGAATGAAATAAGTACGTTTATTTATTTAAATGGTAGACCAGACCATGTAAGAGGTGCTCATGATGATGCGATTATGTCAATTGCAATGGCGTTGTATGTTGGGGATATATCGTTTTCACAATTGAAGCGAAGTGAAGGCGTAAATAAATCAATGTTAGAATCTTGGACACTATCTGAAAGAACATACGAAACTAAAGAATTATTTTATTCTTATGGTAGAGATTTTGATTCTGTCAGTGCTATGTTCACGGGTGATTTACCTACTAAACAAAATATAGATAGAACTGCTTATAGTGAGTATTCTTGGTTATTTGGTAAAAACAGATAATATGTACACATTTAATTAAAATTATTATATATTTATATAAAAAGACAAACAATGGACAAAAAAAAATTAACTGTTTTCCAAAAACTAACACAAACGTTTGGGTTTCAAGGTAGGACAAAGGAACATCAAACACAAGCGTTTCAATATTCGAAAAATGAATTATTGAAAACTGACACTAAAGAAGATTTCGAAAAAGCAAAGTTACAAGGACAACAAACACAATATATATCAGATAAATGGTCAAAACTTGACCAATCATTATATAACCAATCTGTTTATTATGAACCAAATAGATTATCGGCTTATTATGATTTTGAGTCGATGGAATTTTTCCCTGAAATTTCTGCGGCTTTAGACATCTATTCAGAGGAAAGTTGTACGCCCAGTGAAAAGGGTGAAATTTTAACTATTTTCTCTGATTCAAAACGTATAAAAAATATATTAACAGATTTATTTCAAAACGTATTGGATGTCGATACAAACCTACAAATGTGGGCTCGTGGTATGTGTAAATACGGTGACGATTTTGTTTATTTGAAAATCGACCCCGAAAATGGTATCATCGGTTGTCAACAATTACCTAACATTGAAATTGAACGCGTAGAGGGCGCTTCATCGATAAAAACTACAATGACAACAAACGCACGTATTGATGGATCTTTACCGACAAGGGAATTAAGATTTGCATGGAAAAATAAAGATATGGAATTCCAAGCATGGGAAATTGCACATTTTAGGATATTGGGTGATGACAGAAAATTACCATATGGTACATCAATGCTCGATAAAGTAAGACGTATTTGGAAACAATTGATGTTAGCTGAAGATGCTATGTTAATTTATCGTACATCAAGAGCGCCTGAAAGACGTGTATTTAAAGTGTTTGTGGGTAATATGGACGACAAAGATATTGAACCATATGTACAACGAATAGCTAACAAATTTAAACGTGATCAAGTGGTTGACCCGCGTAATGGTAATGTTGATATGAGATATAATCAAATGTCAGTAGATCAAGATTATTTCATACCTGTACGTGATCCTGCGCAATCAAATCCAATAGATACTTTACCAGGTGCACAAAATCTTGGGGAAATCGCCGATATTGAATACATTCAAAAGAAACTATTAGCGGCACTAAGAATACCAAAAGCATTTTTAGGTTTCGAGGACGCTGTTGGCGATGGAAAAAACTTAGCCTTAATGGATATTCGTTTTGCAAGAACTATAAATAGAATACAAAAATCATTAGTACAAGAATTAAATAAAATAGCATTAATTCATTTATATCTTTTAGGTTTAGAAGATGAATTAAATAATTTTTCACTTTCATTAACTAATCCATCATCACAATCTGATTTATTAAAGATTGAACAATGGAAAGAAAAAATTCTTTTATATAAGGATGCTACATCTGATCAATCACAATTAGGTATTTTACCAGTTTCACATACTTGGGCAAAAAGAAATATTCTTGGTTTAAGTGATAGTGATATCATACTTGATCTGCAACAACAAAGATTAGAAAGAGCGATCGGTGGCGAACTTATGGCTACTAACAACATAATTAAACGTTCAGGTATTTTCGATGATGTTGATAAAAAATATGGTATACCTGAAGATGAACGTCAAAAAATTGAAATGTCTGGCGGACAAGAAGATGGTGGTATGCCAAGTATGGACGACTCACCCGTTGGTGAACCACCATTAAGTGGCTCTCCTGCTACAGGTGGTGCAGAATCTTTATCAGAATCTAACACAAAAAAAAGAAAAATATTATCCATGTTAAATGAAGAAACGAGTTTAGACGATTTATTTGATATGAATAAAGCACAAAAAAACATTTTGGATATTGAAACTAAAATTAATACCATTTTAAATGATTAATGTTATATTTATATATAAAACTGAAAATATATGAAAAAAATTAATTTTAAAAAACAAATAATAGGTATTCTTACTGAATCATTCTATAATAACGATAAAAATAAAATTAAAAAATTAATAAAACTTATTACGGAAGATGATAAGTTAAAAGATTTATATTTATTTTACGAAGAAATAGAAAAAAAATATTTTGAAGACAAAGATATTGCAACAGAATATGTAGAAAAATTAAGTGAACAACTTAAAGGTAAAGACAGTATTTTTAGTAATAAAAAAACATATGATTTATTAAATGAAGAAATTGACGATTGTGAAATTTTAAACGAAGAATTATATTCGCATCTAGACACCCTATTGGAAAATGATAACATAAGAAATATTGATAGAAAAATAATGTCAAAAAATTTTTTAGTGAACTATTTAACAACTAAACATGAACTTGAAGAAAATGATAACATTGAAGAAACAATAAATGAGAATTTATTAAACACGGTTTTAGTTTCTAATTTCAATTCATATTATGATACGTTATTATCTGAAGAAGAAAAAAACACGCTTAAAAATATTTTGAATATATCGGATGATGAAATAAAAATAAAGTTTACTGAAATAAAAGAAGAAGTATCAACCAAATTAAATAAATTAATAAATGAAAGTGATGGTGAACTTAGAGAAAAATTAAAATTAACAAAAAATGAATTATATTCAATGGAAAAATCTAAAATAAATTACTATAAATTAAATCAACTTAAAAATGGACTTTAAAAAGTCCATTTTTTTTTAACATATTTTAACTTTCTTTAACAAAAATTTGGTTTTATCGTTTTTTTTTCATATTTTTTTATATTATATAAAAAAATATGAAAATTGGTAAAAATATAAAACTTGGTGAATATGAAAATATAAAATTAAGTTATGGTACGGTAGATTGTAAAAATTTAAAATCTATATATATTGAATTAAATAGTTGGTTAGAACCTAAAAATAATGTTGATTATGAAAATTTAATATACTACGCGAAACGTAATATAAAACAAAGAATAAGGAATGAGCAAACAACATTGTTTAAAAAAGAATCTATAGTTGATTTTGACATCAAAACGAATAGTGTTAGAGAAGGTAAACGTTCTTTCATGGATTTACAGATCACCTTATTTACTGATAAATTTTTTGACATTAAAAATAAAGAAACTAAAGTGTATATTTATGATTTATTAAAAAAAATCATAAATAATGATTTAATTGATAAAAATTTATTTATTTTTCACAAAACAAAAGTATAATTTCAAAGTATCGTATATTTATTTATAAAACAAATAAATGAAGATACTTGGTCCAAACGACTACAATGAAAGGGGTGTTCTAATTGAATATGATTCTGGGCACATATCCCCTGATGATAATAAAAGGATAATATCGGAAATGAAAGATTTGGATTTTTCTGACGACATTATCCTTTATGCTGTTTTACAAAAATCTAACACACCTAATAAAAATGGAAGAATTTATCCTGATCCACTTTTAAGACGTGAAAACGACAAATATCAAACTCTTATTAAAAAAGGCGGCGCCTTAAATGAACTTAATCACCCATCATCTTCACTCATTGATTTAGATCGGGTTTCACACTCTATTGTTGAAACTTGGTGGGATGGAAATATTTTAATGGGTAAATTGAAATTATTCACATCACCTGGGTGGAGAAAAATGGGGGTTGTGAGTACAAAAGGTGACCAAGCGGCCATGTTATTGATGAACGGGGCGTCTTTGGGTATATCGTCACGCGGTGTAGGTTCTTTAAAAAACGTTAAAGGACAAAATATTGTTCAAGAGGATTTTGAATTGGTATGTTTTGATCTAGTATCATCACCATCCACACCAGGAGCTTATGTATTTAAAGATTTAGATGACAGACAAAAATATGAAGAATCAATAGAAGAAAAAAAACCAAATATTGATAGAATATCTTCATTAATGGGAAAATTAGATAATTTTTTAAATAAATAACACTTTTTTTTTAAAAAAATAAGTCTTTTCAAATAATTAATAATATTTATAAACAAATACTTTAATAATGAGTAACAAAAAATCTATTTTAGAACAAGCATTACTTCAAGTTCAAACACTTGAAGAGGCGGTAAAAGCAAATTCAAAAGGAATACTTTCAGCAACTGTGAAAGATCAATTTATTAACTTGCTTGAATCAATTGAAGAAGAAGAGGAATTGAAGGAAACTAAGAAAATCCCTGTAGTGCAACCAAAGGACGTTAAAGAAAATTCAAAAGTTCGTGTGGTTAAACCAGAAGATGTTGCAGAACAAACTGTAGATGACGAAGAAAACCCTGAAGGTGACGACACTTCTTTAGAAGATGACGCAACATCGTTGGAAGACGGTGGTGATTCATTTGGAAATGAAGAAGATGGTGATGACACCGAAGGTGAAGAATTACCTGATGATGGTGAAGAACTTGAACCCGATTTAGATGGGGAAGAAGGAATCGAGCCAGAAGAAGGTGATGAAGAAGAAGAAACCCTTGATATGACGGGTGCTTCTGATGGAGAAGTTTTAAGAGTTTTTAAAGCTATGAAAGAAGAAGACGGCCTTGTTATCACAAGAGATGGAAACACTATCGAATTAAAAGACGGTGATAATGATTACGTAATTAAACTTGACGGAACTAAAGAAGATACAACATTTGGTAATGTTGCCGAACAATGGGAAAACGAATATGACGATACGGACGAAGATATTTATGAAATAGAATTGGACGAGGATGAATTTGAAGACGAATATGGCGTTGAAGACGAATTTAATTCTGAATATGGTTTTGAAGACGACGTTAATGATGAATATGTCGGAGATGTAAATCACGAAGAAGAATTTACAGAATCAGCAAGAACTATGGGTTTTGGTTATCACGGAGGTTTGAAAAGTAAAAAAACATTCAAAGCTGGTAACAAACGTGAAGAAATTAACGAAGAAGTTAAAAAGCTAAAAAAACAAAACGGTGAATATAAACAAGCTTTGGGGTTATTTAAAGAAAAATTAAACGAAATCGCAGTGTTTAACGCAAATTTGGCTTTTGCAACTCGTTTATTTACTGAACACACGACATCAAAAAAAGAAAAATTAGACATTTTAAAAAGATTCGACACTATTTCGACAATCACTGAATCAAAAAATTTATATGGTTCAATAAAAGGCGAATTAAACAATAAAAAACCTTTAACTGAAGTTGTTAAAGACAAAATTATATCAAACCCTAAAACATCTACTACTGAGATTTTATCTGAATCTAAAGCATATGAAAATCCACAATTTGCTAGAGTTAGAGATTTGATGAACAAAATAAAATAAAATAAACAAAAAAAATACTAAAATGGGAGCATTATTAGAATCAGGTATGGTCGGTAACATTGGGTTAAAACACCTTAGAGTTATTAAAGAAGATACCATTAGAAAATGGGATGGCTTAGGTTTCTTAAATAACCTTGATGGCCACCAAAAAGATAACATCGCACAATTATACGAAAACCAAGCATCTTATTTAATTAACGAGGCTGCAGTTTCGGATTCATCAGGTTCTTTCGAAACTGTTGTATTCCCTATAATTAGACGTGTGTTCTCTAAATTATTAGCTAACGACATTGTGTCTGTACAAGCTATGAATTTACCTATCGGTAAATTATTCTATTTCATTCCTAAAATTCAGGAAAGAAATAATGGAGCTCACTACTCTCCATACGGATACCCAAGTAACTCAACTACACCAGAAGAAGGTTACACAGGCGGAAATTTATATGACCGTTTCTATGAAAACGCAGATGGTAACTCACCTGATTCAGGTCTTTTCGATTATTCAAAAGGACAATACACAAGTTTAACCGCAACTACTTCTAGCGTCGTAACATTCGCTAACGGTGTAGTGGCTAACGTTGCTGACTCAGCATTAACTGGTACATCACAATCTGCTTTAGTTATTAAATTAACTGGCTTTGCTAAAGATGGTCAAGGTAAATTAATCGGTTCGTATGGTAACATTATGGACACTGAAGATTTCTTAGCATCTGCTGAAGTTTGGTATGATGGACAATCAAAAAATTTCCATGTAGTTACACAAAAATACGGTAAAAGTATTATTGAATATGGACAAAAAGCAACTACAAGCTCTTACCCACAAGGTAAATATCAAGATATTTGTGATGAAGAAGGGTCAATTTACATTAGTGTAGATTTACAAAGTTATTCTGCAACTTCTGGTTTCGCTAACGTAGTATTAGGTTCTGGTTTTACCGCAGCTAATGATATCAAATTTACTTATCGTTCATACGATACTTTAGAATTTGAAGATCAAATTGGTGAAGTTTCATTTGACTTAGCATCTGTTACTGTTTCTGTTACAGAACGTAAATTACGTGCTACTTGGTCACCTGAACTTGCTCAAGACGTTAGTGCTTTCCACAACATCGACGCTGAAGCTGAATTAACTTCGTTGTTATCTGAACAAATCGCAGCTGAAGTTGACCGTGAAATTTTACGTGATTTACGTAAAGGTGCTGCATGGCAATCAAAATGGGATTATAACGAATGGAAATATGGTGGTAGTAATGGTTCAACTTTACAAGGTTACACACAAAAAGACTGGAATCAAACATTGTTAACTAAAGTTAACCAAATGTCTGCTCAAATTCACAAAACTACTTTAAGAGGTGGCGCTAACTGGATCGTTGTTTCTTCTGAAATCTCTGCTGTTTTAGATGACTTAGAATACTTCCACGTATCTAACGCTGAACCAGAACAAGATCAATACAACATGGGTATTGAAAAAATTGGTACACTTGCTGGCCGTTACCAAGTTTATCGTGATCCTTACTTCCCAGCTAACAAAATGTTAATTGGTCACAAAGGAAAATCATTGTTAGACGCAGGTTACATCTACGCACCTTACGTGCCATTACAATTAACCCCAACTATGTATAATCCGTTTACTATGACACCGATTAAAGGTATAATGACCCGTTACGCGAAAAAACTTGTTAATAACCGTTATTATGGCGTAATTGATGTGAAAGGTATCACAGTTTTTGGTAATGATACATTAAGATAATATATCTGCAATAAAATGAAAAAGGTGAAGATTAATCTTCACCTTTTTCTATTGTTAACCGATATTTAAACAAACCACAATCCCAAATTCTATCATATCCCATTAATTTTGTTATTTCATTTTCGGATAAATTCATATCTATATCAGGAAATTTCTTTTTTAATGATTTTTTGCCAAAACCAAATTTATGAAAACGTTTAACTCGACTTATTTTAGGGTTAAAATAATAATATGTTGGTTTAGTTATCTTTTCTAATTTAAACCCTAATTTAATATATAAATTATTTTCAGAATTCATAGTCCATCTTCTGTCAGCAAAACTAATAATATGTTTTGGTTTATATTCACTAATAAACACTTTTATCATTTTAGAAAGTAATCCACACACAATGTATTCCATTTTGGTTGCAAATCTAGACAATTCAAACTCACCTAAAATATTTTTAGTCATGTTTCTTTTTGAATTAAATGTCGCAACACCAACTAACACATTATTATAATACGCACCAAAAAATATGTTAGAATTATCATTACCCTGTATATGGTTTTCATTTAAAAATGTGATTTTTTCATTTTTATTTATTTTTCTAATTATTGTTTGTCTTGCACCGATTTTAATAGAATCATTAACATTTAATATGTGTTTTAATTTACTCTTAACTATTTCTTTCTTATTAACCCATTCATCTTCGAAAATATGTATAAGACGATAGCCTATGTTATTACAATCTATTGTTTTATTTAAATGATACAGGGAGTTTTTACCCATTCGTTCAGTATGATAATATATTCCATTATGCTCAATACATAAATTATGTGATTTAATTACAATATCAATTTCTTTACCATTAAGTAGTTTACGATTTCTCGATTTATCCGTTTCAATATTTAAACTATTAATGAAATTGGCAATTTCAGTTTCACCATTTGATGACCAGTTTGGTGTCATGTTGGTGTTTGTTATAATCATATTTTTTCGTAAAATATCGCCAGTCGCATCCGAAGTTATTTTTGAACTATAATACTTCATTTTATAATCATCAACGCATATATTGTGTGTTTTAATATGTGTGTTATTTATTATTTTTAATTTTTCCCCACATATTTGACATATGACATAATTTTTATCATCATGTAGTTTGTGTAATCTTTCACTATTTAATTTATGAATATTAAAATATTTATTATAATATGGGTATTTTTGGGTGAATAATTCAACAGAATTATGTTGTTTTTCTACATGTTTAGTAAAACTACCAGTTTTATTAGTTAAATCAGTTGTGTACCAATCACATTCTGGGCATTTTAAAACTTCGGTATTTTCTGGTTTTTCAATAATATTAAAATATTGAAAATGCCAATATTCTCCATTATCGTTTTTATAATTTGATCTGAATAATTTACTAGGCATTTCAATTGTTGGATAACACGTTTTCATGTGTTCAACAATTGAGCCACTTTTATTTTCAACATCATTATATACCTTACCACAGACCTTACATTCAATAGATTTATTAGTTAAATCATATTTAAACGGTACAAATATATGTTTTTGTTGTCCACCTTTATGTTTTATTTCAACACTATTATCTGATAAAATCTGTTTCACTTTGATTTTACCTATTTTATATTTTATCGCCAATTTTTCAATTGAAGTATTACTATTCAAGTAATCATCTATTATTTCTTTTTCCATGAAAACAAAATTATGTAATTTTGGTGGTATAACAAAGGGATTGTTAAAAAATTTTGTAAATTTAACTATTTTTTATATATTTAAAAATATGAATAAAAATGAATATGAAAAATTAAGATTGGACATCATAGAAAACATGATTGAACAACGCGACATTAAATGTCGTAAAACTAAATCTGAAATGATAAAACATTTACTTTTAGATGATGATGGAAAATATGTCAGGGAAACTTTATATGAAAGATATGATAAGGACACATATTCCGTTGGCGTTGATACTCGTAATCATAGTGATTTATCTATATTAAGTAAAATGGTAGAAAAGAACACAGTTCGATATATGGGTTTATATCAATTAAACCGAATATATTTTATATCAAATAATAAAATAGAATTATGATTATTTTTCAGACACTATTTCAAATTTAATTTCATTGTTATATAAAATTTCTTCAGAATTTATATTGCATTTGAATTCGATGTTATACTCTCTTGGTATTAAGAAACTAGTGTCCAATAAAAATGAATTTTCATTTGTTTTATCTAATTTAGTCCAATCAAATACGTTGACTTGTGTTCTACCTTCTTTAATATAAATTCGGTAATATAGTTCATTAGATAAAATTTCACTTGTTTGTTGAAATGATTTAAAAATGATATTCACTTTTCTTATTTCACCGCGTTTTATTTTTTCATTCGTTTTAATACCGTTATATTTGATAACATATTTTGTAGAATCATTAGTGTTGTAACCAATATTATATATTTCACTATATTGTTTTGGTACAAATCTTTGTTTAATGTCATTAATAAGTATACCATCAACAATTATATTGTGCCACTTATCGTAATAAAATCTCTTACCATCACAATAAGTACCTGTCAAACCAAAAGTTATTTTATAAACACCTTTTCTTACTTTTTCTGCTGTCATTCCTGACAATGATACATCAAAATTGGTGTTTGTACTATCTAGTATGGTAACTAGTGGTAAAACGTCTAAATCATAGGGATTTCCATGTTTTGTTATATAAAGGTATAAACTTCTTTCTATATCATTAATAAAATTATCACGATTATCATCAATGGTATCATTAAAAACGCTTTCAATGAAAGGTTCGAAAAATGTTTGAGTATATTTAGTAAAAAAAGCAACAGATTGTTTAAATTCCGCAATGTCAAAAAATGGGATATTAAATGCAAGTACTAAACCATAATTAATTTCCCCATTAATAATATTATTAACATAATCAGTCACGTCAATATTGATGTTTTCGTCTCCGTTATCAAAATGAATGTTATATGAATTATCATTTGGTATAGTATCATAAATTCCATCAACCCCCCAAGTATTTAAAGTTGTTCTATTATACCAATTTGATGGTCTGATGTCATATGTTTTATTATTATTGATTTTAATTTCATCAACATCAGTATAATCTATACCTACACCTTCATCCCAAAATTCCGTCAACGGTATCAATGTTAAATCAAATGACGTGGCACGATGACCACCAGTATCATTTTGTTGACCTACAAACGATTCTGAGCCAAATATAGTGTTGGTCATTCGCAAGTAGTGTTTAGTGTCAGAATTAACCACTAAATCACCTTTATTGATTTTGTTTAGTAAATTAGTAAAATCCACTTGAAAGATAAATTTTGAATATCCATCGCCGTAATAAATTTCAGTGTATGGACTTTTTGATGTGTTAACCAAAGAGTCTTTGATTATTGTGTTATTTTTGTTAAAATATGAACGATAGTATGACATTTTCTTTTTTAATATAAATATATGAGTTAATTAATTCGGATCGATTTATTCAATAATTCGTCTTCAAGATTTTTCATTAGTTCATCGAGAACTTTTCTATTACTATCACCACCAACAATAGGTTTATCATTAATTTGGTGTATATGTGAATCTAATGCATTATAAAACGCCCTAATAATATCCAATAAAATTTCCCCTCGAACAAATGAATAGGTATTTGGATCAATTTTATTAATATAATCTTCTTGTGTTAACTCATATTTATCAAGAGAATTAAAATTAATCGTTTTTATTTTATCTGTACCGTTTGTTGTTGTTGATGCTAAGTATATTTTATCCGCGCTTAATAGTGAAAAGGTTTGTTCGGGTGAGTTCGTTATAACAGTTGTTTTATTCACTGTGACTTTTTTAACTATTTCTTTGGGGTCTACGTTAATATACGAATATATCAATCCGTGACCCTTTTTCCCCCTTAATGTCACATTAGACGTTAAAGTAGTTAAAGTCGTGTTTATTTTTCTAAAGTTGTCTGATGGTCTAAAATAAAACGGAAAAATATTTTGATTTAATGAAGAATTATTAAAATAATCATAAAAAGATAAATCAATTTTATTTTCGTAAAATTGATACAATAAATCACGAATTTTTATGTAAGCACCATTAATGGTTCCATCATTAACAATAGTTATTGTGGGACTATTTTCTGTATTTCCAGAATTAATTAATTTAACTTTATTTTTTAATTCATTAGTGGTAATATCAGTGTTAACATCAAATACATTTGTATTAAAAACATTACCATATGTTTGTTGTATTTGATAGAAATAAAAATTTATAATAGTCGGGTTGTCAATATTATTTACCTCATACTCAACAATGTATTTAAGTAATTGAAAGGGTAACGACTTTTGATATTCAAATTCAGATTTTAATCCCAATGATTTGTTAAATTTTTTCATTGAAAATCTTGCTATTTTTTTTGACATTATAGGAAATGACATATTTTCTATTTTATCACCATTATTTCTATCTCTCAAAAACCCGCCACGAATTTGAACACCGTTCTCTGAAAATATAATATCAGAACCATAATTTCCCTTAAAACCAATATCTGTAGGTTTAATAATAGTGCCGTTACTTTCTGATTTAACTAAATTACCATTTTTAGATTTTACATCTTTAATATTTTTAACGATAACACCCCCATATGTGGTGTCTCTATTTTGTTGTATGAATGTTTGATCTTGTAAATTATGTGAAGATGCAAATGGCCCACTGACATATTCAACATTTTGTGTAGTTTTAGTGGTGTCGTATGATAATAATTTAACACTTTGTTGTTTTTGTGGTAAAATATTGATGTGAAGCGGTAAAAACGGTAAAGCCATAAATGGATCATTTTCATCCCACTCATCATATTTTACAGAACCCTCAATTTCACTCATATATTGACCATATGGCCTATAACGAATTCTTCCTATACCTTTTGGGTCATCATTATTAACACAAATGGCGTTATTAATTATTCTCATGTTAATCTTTTACCTATTTCATTATTTATAATATCATAATTTTCTTTAACTACGTCTAAATGTTTTGTTAATTCAATTATAAATGTTTTTGTTTTTTCAAATTCCCCCATCAATACATCACGACAATTAATTAAATCTTTATTAGATTTAACCTCTTTGTTTTCAAGTATTTCATTAATTTTTTTTACATCCATATTAAAAATTTTTACCTGCTGAACTTAAAATACCTGGCGGTATTACACCGAAAGGTAATATAATTTCTTTATTTGATACACTAACATAACCATTTGAATCAGTTTCTTCAGTATGTGCGTCAAAAATACCTTTTACTACCGACAATAATTTGTTTGGTTCACCATATAACGTACCTGTTTCTACGCCAGAATTTTGTAATTTTTCAATACATCCCATGTAAGCCCTATCGGCACTATATCCAGGTAACGAATCTGATAAAGATAACAAAATGCCTGGTAATGGTATTTTTGCTGGAACACTAAACGCCCCATCTATTGTTAACCCTATTAACCCAAAAAGTTCGGAACAATTATTAATTTTAGTTGATAATAGTTTTGTTAATAAGGCTATTAACGATAACACTATTGTTTTATATCTTTTTAATTTGTTTAGTAATATAGTCATAGCGACTTTTGATATAAATTTTAATAAATCTTTTTTTATTAATTGCCAAAAACGTGTAATGAAAAGTTTAAATAATTTACGTATTATATTATAAAATAATTTTCGTAATTTAATCATCAAAATTTTTATCTCACTTTCGAAATCAATATTTTTAATTACTTTATATGCAAAAATTATCGGAAATAACATTTTTGGTGATAAAACTGCTGATATCATCGCTGATGGTATTTTTGTTATAAAAGTATTAAGTAACGATAAAAAAAATATATGATTATCATCATCGCTAACGTCATTACTTGTTTTTTTTAGTGTGTTTAAAATAGAATCAACGTCTAGATTATTTAAATAAATAAAATCTTCAATATGATTATTATTTATTGGTATTTCAAAATTGTTACAATCTCTAAATTTAATAACACGATTATAACGATCAGTTTCCGAATCAATATCAATGCCTTCATTATCGTTAAAATCAAAAAATCTTTGAGTGTCGTCATCATCTTCATTAACCAAATCCGTTGGGTTATTTTTGAGAGGTTTTTCATCTGTACTTAATAAATTACAATATGATAAGATTTTTTTAACCATTTTTTCTAAATCGTTTATACCTGAAATAAATTCAGACGGTTCATCACCACCTTGTAAAACTAACATCATAGAGTTTTTAATGATATGGTTTGAATTAGGAAAATCAATCGATTCGTAATATTCGTCAAAAAAATCATGTAATTGTATATTTTCAACAGTATTAACAGCAAACTTTTGTGTCGTATTATTCCAATTAGCCTTAAACAATTTGTTACCACCTATTGCATTAAATTCATAAGTATAAGTGTTAAATGTGTTAAATAAATCGGTGTCAAATTTAACTTTACCGTTATCGACTTCTGAATCTTCATAAATTATTTTACCTGAAAGAGACGTTGGGTTAACTTTGAGAACATTCATGAAATCAAACTCTTTTGGCGAAAGATTATAAACACTATTACTATACACGATAAGATTACTTGAGCATAAATCATCAAAACCCCCACTAAATAACGTACCTAATTCTTCTTTAATAATTTTTTTAGACCCACGAATAGCAGTACTTGACGAATCTAAAGCATATCTAATTATTTTATCATCTTTATTATCAATATTGATTTTGGGATCAGACAAAAAAGAATTTGCAATATCTAACATGTTCTTAAATATTGAAGTCGACTCAGGTTTAATTTTCGAATTTTTATTTTTTAAACTATCAAATGATAAGTTTTTCCCATTTGTATTAAAATTCAAATCATTCAAATTAGACGTACTTTCGGTCAATTTTTTAACCGATTCTATTTTGGATATGATTTTTTTTATCTGGGTGTTTGTTTTAGACATTATAACGAATATTTAGAATTATTTTCAACATCTTCATTGACAAGTTGTTCTAGGATTTTTCTGTCTTCATCCGTTAATTGTAATTTAGATAAACCTTCAGAACCCCCGCCAGTGGTTTGTTTCAATAATGCACCCTGTAACTTCACTAATGCTATTTTTCTATCAGTACAGAGGTTAAGTATTTTTTGTTGGTCTTTAATAACTGGTCCTATAGTACTCATATCTTCAGCATCTTTCATAAATGTTAACATTTTTTTTGTTATTAAAGACGCAGTGTTTTTTTGTTCTACAATATCATTGTAAATTTCTTGCATTAACGACAATGCCGATTCGATTTCTAGCGATATAAATTTTTTCTTTCCTTGTGACATAATGTTGATATATTATATAAATATATTTAACTTAAAAAACTATTTAAAATACCCTTATATAGTTTTTTAAATTTTCTCATTGATATGTGAATTTCCTTTGTGGTTAGTGATGTCATGTCACGTAATGATAATAAGATTAGATTTTTGTTAAATTTATTGCCATTGCCAACTTGAAATATAGATTCGAAATTATTAAAAATATCTAATAACGCATAACCTAATTTTTTTTCATTATCATTTAATTTTTCTTTTTCGATGAATAGATTTAAATTAATTGTTAATTTTTCTATGACATCATTAAAATCTATTGGTTTTTCATCAATAGAATAAGAAAGTTGAATATCATCTTCAAGATGTTGTTGTATATCTTCATATGGTATCGACCTATTAGTTTCTTTTACATCTTTTAAAATCGACCCCATTAAATAATGTTTACAAATTGTTCCAAAATATGAATACGCTTTATAATTTTTTTCAGTGTCGAATTTATCGATTTTAGTAATAAGAAAAGACATTGTATCGCTATGTAATTCTTCAAATTCAATATCTTTTCTATATAATTTATATGTTCTTATGATACTTTCTACCATAATATCGAGAGGGGTTTTTAAATATTCGTTGAATATTTCATTTTTTTCTGATTCAGAATTAGACGTTAAATATCTAATTACCGCTTGTTCTTGTTCCTCCCCAAAGTATGTTTTTTGGGTACGTTTTCTTGACATTTATGATTCGACATAATTAATATCTCGTTTATTTTTAAAGAAGAATTCTTTTTTTGCAGTTTCAATCCAAAACAGTACCTCTTTTTCGGTTAGTTTTAATTTGTCATCGTTTTTATATAACCAAAATAATGAATTTTCTCTAAAATTAACATGTTTATATCCTACTTTAGGTATACCCATAATCACCACATTATTGTTGGTTAATCTTAATAATAACTCATATGAAAAAGTTAATTTAATGTTATCTTTAAATGACCCATTTTCTTTTATTACCTGTGTTTTATAAACGCCACCACTTGTTTGAAAATTTTGAAATTGTAATAAAATATTATTGTCGAGGTATGATTGTTTTTCCGTAAAATCATAAGCCCATAGGGTTTCATTAGTGAAACCTATGAAATTACCATCAACGTTCACATCTTGTATTATTGGTAGGAAAACATCAACTTCTTTATAAGTTTCTATATATTCATTTACATTTTTTACCCAGCCAGATTTATATTCGTCATCTATTTCTAAAATTGAAAACCATTCTGTATCACAAGAGTCTATACCTATATTAACTTGGGCGGTAAATTCGGTGTTTTTAGTATTGTTATATTGTATTTTCACTTCTAATAAATCCCCAAAATCGAATTTTGTGATTTGTTCAGTTAAATCTTTAGGGCAAACAACCATAAGTTTAACTTGATCATAAAATAGTTCAACTGAAGTGACAGCATTTGTCAACATTATTGAATCTTCTTCTTCCAATTTGTATATTGGTAATATAATAGTTATATTTTTCATTGTTCTTTCGTTTTTAATGTGTTAATTGATGAACCAAAAAGTTCTATTCTACTGTTGAAAATAGATTTAAAAATTGAATCGACATTTTCATTAAATGTGTTATTGTCGTATGGTAAAACAGTTTCAATCATTTTTTCTTTAAATTCATCATAAAGATCTTGATTATCAATCCATGATGTTACGTATGTCGATAACATTTCATTTATATCATTTTCGTCATTTACCCAAATACCGTTTTCTCCTAACCAATCAGGTTTAGTGTCAGGTATTTTGCCAATAACTGGTATATTACATTTCATTGATTCAAGAGGAAAAGTGCCAAAAGTTGATTCATTATCTATCCAAACAGATACCATACATTCTTTTAAATTTTCAGCAAATTCATCATAAGACTGTTGTACCATATCTCTAAATGTTACCCATCTTAAATAAGGATATTTTAAATAAAACTCGGATATTATTTTTTTATTTTTGGCTCTTTCACGACAATGTATGGCAATGAACGGTTTTTGTGGTAAATTAGTTTCACAGAATATATCCTCAATATATGGTGGTATTACATAAGTTAATGTACCAGGGAAATATTCATCTAAATATCTTTTAGCTTCTTTAGTTGTGGTTATACATTTATCAAAACCATATTCCGACCATCTACTACCAATATTTAGTGTGTCAAAAACAAATTCTTTTTGTTGTATTAACATTATTTTACTACATTTAATATTAATTAATTGTGATAATACGTTTGAATAATATTCAGGAACAATAACCGTATCTTCAATATTGATTAATGGCTTGTCATCTTTAATTGTAACCACAGGAATAGAATCATAACGGTTGGACAACCACCCTTTAACCCCATTATATGATTTATCTTCTACTAACATTTTAACATTATAGTCGGTATTTTTTAATCTCAACGCTAAATCGTAAATGTATTTTACTGACGCTCTTGGATTATTTTTTGTATCATAAACTAAAAAGTAAATTACGTTATCTTTATTTATCATGTTATTTAAACCATTTTCCAAATTTTCAATAGTCTTTAAAGTTTCTTCATTCATCTTCATTATCATTTAATTTTATTATTTCTAATTTTTTAAGAGTATTAAAAGCTAAATTAAAAGATATTGATGTTGACTTTTTAAAAAGTTTTTCATCTTCATCTTCATCAAATTCAGCAAATAATCTATCAATGCACATTTTTATAATTTCAAATTTAAAAATGTTTATTTCAGTAACGGGGGTTTCTTCGCTCCCTTTTACATCTTCTTCCAAATACTGGAAGGTTTTGACATTACATTTTTCATTGATAGAATCAATGTCGATATAATATTCTTTTCCGAGAATTTCAAGCATAGTTCTTCGATTTGTTTTATATTATTTATTTCGTTATTATATTTAAAATGACTATTATGTTCAGTGTTGAATTTGTAGCATTTCTTATGTCTGGGTTTTTTGTTGATTATTTCTTCATTATCAGTGATCCAAATGTCACATTTTTTCCATTCATTTTTAATTTTATCAGTAGTAGTAAATTTAATATTATTACCTAAAAACCCATTTTTAGAAAGAAAAAATAATGTGGATGGTTTCGCTTTACCGTATTCATTTAAACCTATTAAATTAATTTCTAAATTTTTGTTTTCAAAAATTAATTTATTCATATCTGATATCGATGTAGGTGAATTCAACCCTGCATGACCAAAAATTTCTAATGGAAATTCCACATATGTAAACATATCCTGTTCATCTTTTGATTGAAATTTAAAATCGTCAGTACTGTGCACAGGTTTATTTATAAAATATTCAAAATTATCACTTTCTACATCACTATTAATATAATAATCTATATAATGATATTCAAATTTTTGTAAGAAGTTTCGTAAAACTCCATCAATACTAATATTTATAATCATATTTTTGTTTTATATGATAAAAATATAAATTTATTTTATTTTTGTAAAGAAATAATCATAAATAAAACAAAAAAAGTTGGAATAAATCCAACTTTTGAAACCTTGCAATTGTGTTTATTCATATCTCCATATAAAACCATAACCTGTTTTTCTTTTTCCAAGACAACAACTAGAAATATTACCAACAGATAATTTCATTTCTTTACATAAAACACCTACCGAATCCCAAGATCTAATTAAATTATTTTTTAAATCGTATTGAAAAACTATTTTTGAATTTTTATTATTCTTACCTGTATGACTAATTGAAGATTTCATTTTACTTTCATCGCTCATTTTTTTTCCTAACATTGGCCCTTTACCATAAAACATATTATTAATACCTTTTTTCTTTTCTGACATTATTTTTTTAGAGTCATCTGAATGTTTTTTTCCATAAAATGGGTTTGATGTGTCAATTTTATTATTGTGTTTTTTATCAATTATATCATTTATGTATAGATTATCTGTGTTAATTGATAAAAAGTCTTGTCCTAATAATTTACCATTTACAGATTTAGCATCAGACATTTTTTGTTTAGAATCATTACTTAAAATTCTACCTAAACAATTACCCGCGTTTTTTAAAATATTAAACCCGTTTTCCTTAAAATAATCATAATCACTTTTAACTTTTAATAATGTATCTAAATAAAATTGTTCTTTTTCTAATAATGTGTTTTCATCACATTCTTCAATTATTGTAAATTCGAAATTTTCTTCACCATATTTATTCCATGCATTTTGTAATTTATTTGAATGATGAATATTTTTCTTCAAATCTTTTTTATGACATCTCCACCTATCTTTAATATCTTTTGCCGAACCAATGTAAATTTTTTTATTTATTTTACATTTTATTTGATAAATTCCCGTTTTTTTCATAATATATCGTTTATTATAAATATCTTTAAAAATGAAAAAGAATTATACAACCCTAAATATAATGAAAATTTAATAAAAATCGGTACATTTACTAATTTTCTTTATATTTATTATTGATGACACGATATAGAATGATAAATATAATTTTAATTTTAGAAAAAACGATATACTGATATAAGTGTGTCGTTTTTTGTTTTTTTTAAATATATAATAATAAACGATTAACAAAAAATTTATGGTAAAGAAAAACACAACAACAGGATTTACTGGACAATCAAGTAAAACAGTCACAGAAAAAAAATCAAAAAAACCAAAAATGTCCCCTGAAGAAATTGAATCTAAATATGGTAAAAAAATAAATAATTCATCATTAGATTATAAATTTCATTTCAAAGCAAAAAACGAAAAACAAAAATTATATCACGATATGATTATGGAAAAACAAATAACAGTATGTACAGGAGAACCTGGGTGTGGGAAAAGTTTTGTTTGTTTAAGTGCTGCGTTAGAATTATTAAAAGAAGATAACATGTATAAACGATTATTAATTATAACACCAACCGTAGAAGCGGGAAATATGTCGATTGGGTTTTTACCTGGGAGTAAATTAGAAAAAATTAAAGAGTATTTGGACGCCGATTATTATAATATAACAAAAGCACTAACTTTAAGTGGAAACGATGGTGAAGATTATTTGAAACGACTAATTGAAGGTAAATATCTGGTTGGTGATAATGTTAGTTTTATGAGGGGTAAGACTATCGATAATTCTGTGGTTATCATCACTGAGGCGGAAAACTTCAATAAACAAGAATTGTTCCTATTATTATCTAGAATTTCTGACACATCAAAATATATTATTAATGGGGATAATAAACAACAAGATAGAAAAGATATTCGTAAAAACGAAAAAAACGGTCTTGAATACGCAGAAGAAAGATTGAAAGATAAATTAGACGATATCGGTTTTTGTCATTTTAATAGAGAAGACATAGTACGAAGTCCATTGATTTCAAAAATGATGGATTTATGGTTTGATGAAGAATAAAAAAAAGGGGGTAATACCCCCTTCTTTATTTGCCCGAATGACCGTAACCACCCGTTCCTCGTTCAGTTTCGGTTAAACTATCTTTTTCCGTTAATTTGATTTTTGGATATGGTATAATAATCATCTGACACATTTTTTCACCTACATTGTATTTATGTGAAAAGTTACTATTTTTCTTATTGAATGTTGCCATAATTTCACCACGATAACCACAATTATGTAAACACAAATTATTACCAAAAAAATTGTGATTTTTTTCCACGGTTAAATGGTAAATTGGTTTACTTTCAGTTTTTTCAATTTTTTTTATTTTTGTAAATTTCATATATTTCATTTTTTATTTCATTTAATGTTATTTTTTTTGTATTATATTCATTTTCCCAAATAACCATTACACTATAACCATTATTTATAAGTAAATCGATTCGATCCTTATCGTTTTTCCAAATTTCTTCGGCAGTTTTTCTTATTTGTTTATGAAAATAATCAGGATTAAAAAAATTAGGATTACAATGCCAATAATCACCATAACATTCAATTAGAATGTTGTTATTAATTAAAATATCTGGAAATGTTTTTCTAATTGTCAGATCAATAAAACCATTCGATTCTACAGTTAAATTATTAATGTTCACTTTTAAAAACTCAAATATTTCTTTTTCAAATTTGGATGTTCTTTTCCCGATAAATTTTGATTTACATTTATTTGAACAGTATCCATCATCTTCCCAATTACTACTAATATATTCTTTACCACAAAAATCACGTTTTTTCTTTATTCTACCTGATAAATGTTTACATTCATTCGAACAAAATTTAGAATTTGTTCGATAATTCCAAACAGTATATTCTTTAGCACAATGTTTACATAATAATATTTTTTTGTTTAATTCAAAATTTTTATTTTTACGCTGATTTTTACTAGCACATGATATTGAACAAAATTGTGTTTTAGTGTGATTTTTAATTTCAAATTCTTTATTACACTCTTTACAGTTAATAATCCTTCGTTTTCTTAATGGGTTTAGATGTGTTGACATTGAATTATAACGACACACATTTGAACAGTACTTAGCGTTATTTCTATTGGATAAGAATTCTTCCCCACATTGTAAACATTTTTTTTTATATATTTCCCCCATATAATTTTTATCTATTACTATAAATATCTAATAGATTAGTAAAAACAATGTGATATATTAAAAAAATCTTAAAATTTCATCCATTTCTGTTAAATTTATAACTTTTTTCCACCCAGATTTAGTAAAAACCTCTTTTTCGTGTGGTAATTCAATTATATCTCCGTCTTCTGTGGTTATTTTTAATAAATCTTTATTTTCGACAATCCACATATCAGTAATAATATCAGTGTCGATTGAATTTGATTCTTCATTATATGATAAAATTGGTAATGTTGGATTTTTAAATAAATCTTCAACATTAATATCACCATTTATGGTTTTTATTTTAGTTCCAGATGGAACGCAATCTATCACACCAACGGAATTTGATAATGTTAATTCAGTATCGCGTATAGACGATCTTGGTAATAATAATCCAACATAACCTCTTGGTATCTCCATTGAGATGTCAGTTCCATAAGTAATTTGTGTATCTGTTTCATTGATTATTCGTGATACTCTGAAATCTAAACCAGCGTCTCCGTCTTTGGCGTAAGATGGCGTTATAGCAAGTTTATTTAATTTAACATAATTCACATCCATTAAAAATTCAGTGGCGGTATCTTTTTTAATGTTTTCACTTAGTTGGCTCATTATTTTATCTAATTCCCCAAAAGTAGACAAATCAACATCATCGTTATTTAATTGTGAATCGATATCTTTTAATTTTTTAAGATATTCTTCAATTTCATTTTTTTCCATTTTTTTCTTCCATAATTGCTAAATTAAAACCTATTTTAATTATCTGTGATAATGACGTTGGTGTTAATTTATTTATTTTATCATCATCCATTTTATCTATATTTACAATGGCATGGTATTCATTTTGGTTTATTTTAACCCCATAAGTCATTATATAATATAATGTTTTTTCTCCCGTTTTTAACTTAAAGTCATCATCAATGAAGGTGTATATTCTACCAAGATTTTTTATTTCCCAATCGTTTTTATTTAATTCAAACATAAAAACCTTACCAATTTGTGATAAAAAAATAGATCTTACAATTTCTGTCGGGTCTTGTTTTGTTGATTCGGGTAATAAATCATTAATTTTAATAGAATAAGTACAACTTCTAATAAGATGATGTAATAAACCGCCAGGATAAGCACCGTACATATCTTTTGAAGATGTTGCAGGCGCATAATAAAACGCTTCCCCCAAAAAATTTTCTAATTCATCATTAAATATTTTATATTTCAAATTTGTTTTTTGAAACGTTTCTTTATTTAATTCTATCTGTTTAGTGGTTAACATAAGATAATTTATTTATTGTAATACGTTGGTGTGTTTTTTTGGTCAAGAACACATTCTATTGCTAATTTAGCAACTGACAAGATTTCACCACTTCTGGCGTCACCCCCAATATACTTATTACCAATAATTGTTGCTTCTTCAACACTTTCAGCCTCAACACCATATTTTTCTTTTTGGATACGAGGATTACCATTTCTGTCTAACTGTTCGGATTCATATCCTACTACTACTAAATAATACATAATTGTTTTGTTTTTAATTAATAAATTTTACTTTCAATACAAATATACATAAAAATATTTATAAAACAAAAAAAAGGATGAAATAATTTGTTCATCCTTTAATTTACTTTTAATTTTTGTTTTTTTTATGAATAAGATAATCACATCCTCGTATAATACCTGATGAATCATGTACCCTTACTAATTTTTGTATACTTTTTTTTATTTGTTTATTTATAATTCTTTAATTATACGAAAATTTATATTTGTATAATCTAAATGTTTTTGTAGTTGTATATAAAAACAACCATTTATTTCGTTAGTTTCGGGATTATAATCCATTTCGAAACCACTATTCAATAAATTATATTCTTCTTTAATCTGCTTAAGATATGTTGTACACACATTCCTAATATCTTCTTTAACGTAATGATAATCGGAAAAAATAAAATTTGTGAATGATGTTCGTATCCAATTTTTTATTTTATGTGGTATATCTTCCTTTTTAATTAAAATAATTAATCCAACATTACCCATCATACCATAACCTTGGTTTTTATCGCTATAAACAAAAATGGTATGTGGTAACACTTTAGCATAAAAACATAAACCTTTATTATTCATTTATTTAACTATTGATTTTAAAAATTGAACCCTGTCTTCACATACTTTTTTTAAACTATAATCAACTTTTACTGTTTCATAAAGTTTTTCACCTAAATCTTCTATTAAATTTGGATTTTTTATTAATCTAATCATATGTTGTCCCCATTGTTTATGATTTTTACTTGTAGATACTAATAACGCATTACCTTTATCGTTATAACCACCACCTTTATTAAGTACAGAAATTAAATCAATAGTATAAGGGTTAAATTCACTTGCTATAATGGCTTTTTTATGAAAACCCGCTTCAACCACCTTTAATTGTGATTTATTCATATTAAATGTCGTTTGAACTAATGGTGCTAAAGATATATCAAATTTATTGTAATTATTAGCATATTGATTTACAGGTTTAGTCCAAACTCTACGATATGTTTCATTGGTGTCGTCATAGTTATTATCTTCTTTATAAGTATTTAGATATTCTCGATATTCAGGACTAATATATTTATAATTACTTGTGAAAATTTTTTCATAACTTGTCCAAACACTTTCTTCTGGCGTTATATCTCTTTCCTTTACTTGACCATTGGTTTTGTCCACTTCTCTAATTTTACCCCTTAAATCAAACCCACATAAAACTAATTGTGTTTTATCTTTATATTCATTTAATGTTGCGTCTATTCCATTTCTTAATAATTCTAAATCGAATAAGTGACTTGATCCCCCTAAAAACCCGAATCTAATTTTTTCAGATTTTTCAGGGTTGGGAATATATTGTTTTTCTGTTTCATCGATAGCATTTGGAAATACTAAAACATTAGACATTTTAAATTTCGTTTTAATAGAGTTTCTAAAATATGGTGTAGTGACAGTAATGTAAGATCCTGATTTTAGCCATTTTATTTTCTGTTCCGCTATTTTACTTTCTCTAGCATATTTATACATCGGATGTCTTGGGTCTAAACCCCAATAGTCATCAAAATCTATAATAACTATCTTTCCTTGTTTTTTTAACCATTCAACCCTATTTATATTTTCATTCATATCTACATTAATATGTATGAATGAATGTGCAACTATTATTTGATAATTATCGAAAATTTCATCAGTGTTTGGTACATTAACTAAAAAATCAATGTGGAAATCATCAGTGTAATTTTCTTGTATGAAAGTGAATGGTGAAATTAGACGAAATTTACCGACACCTGATGCGTCTGGAGGAATAACTAGAATATTAATTTTTGACATATTTTATAATTTTATTTAAAAATATATAAAATATATAAAAAAGAAAATAAAAAACCCCTTATTTTTTCAATAAGGGGGTCATTTTTTCAATTTTTTTTATTTAGATGGTCTAACACCTGTGATTTTACCTTTAAATATTGAATCACCTACTTTTAAAACCAAATTTTCGTTTATAGACGCGGTATCTTTGGCTGTTAATATTTGTGTCAATTTTTCGTCTAATACTTTACGAATAGTGTTTTCAATTATTGGTGTAAACGCACTAATTATTTCATTTAGATTAACACTATAATCATTATTCGTCTGTTTTGAAACTTGTCGAGATTCTTGTATTTGTTTTACCGAACCACCATCATTCATCAGTTTTTTAGCTTTTTGTACTAATTTCATATCTAAAGTATTACTTAAATATATGTCTGGCTGAATAATTGGGTTTTCGATCATAACCTTTTTGATATTTTCAGGTAATCTCGATTCCTTTATTTTTTGTACTGATGTGACAGACGTGTTTTTTGGTGTATTAACAATTTCTGTCATATCAAGTAGTCCATCAGGATCTGAATACGACATATTTTCGTTGTTGTTTAAATATTCATCGACATAATTTTCATTGATGTTCTTATTTTTAATAGATGGTCTAACATCTGTGTTCATTGTTTTTTTAGCATTTGATAGTTTCGACATTAAATCGTTCTCACTAATTACTCCATTTCCCATAATTTTTTTATTAAAGATAATTGTTTTTTTTTATTTTATCAAGCTTTTAAATTTAATAAGTACTTCCATAAGTTGATTTTCTATTGATATGTTATTTTTTTTCAATAAATTATTAAATTCTTTTTGTGAATCATTACGAAATCGTAATCTAGTACCCTCACCTGGCTTTAAATTACCAGAAATCATTCTTTGGTAGTTTTTAAATTCGTCTTCTTTTTTGTGATAAATAGTGTCTAACGCAAAATTATAATCTATTTTAGATATTGTTTTAACACCATCATCATCTTTTATTTTTGGCGTGATCTCGTTAAAAACTTCTTGTGTGAAATTTCGTTTAGATAAAGAAGGACTTGATATTGGTTCATTTTCAGTATCTTGTGTCGGTTCAGTTATCGGTAAATCAATAGGTTCAGTTGTGTCGTTTGGTTCTTGGTTTACTGATTGTTGCGGTTCTATTTTAGACATATTCGGAGTTTCAACTGACGGTGATTTTTTATCTGACCAATATGGTGAAAATAATTCAACACTACTTAATGAATTCATCATTCCTGGCGCTTTACCTTGTTGATATCCTGGTATCTGATTTAAGTCAAAATTAGATAATTTAGGGTTGAATGTTGCTGACACTATTCTATCTATTCTAAACATTTTCCAATTTGGTAACCCCTTTTTTGAAACACCTTTAAAAACATAAGCCCAAATAACTAAATTACCTGATTTTGCGTTAACACCTAACACAATAGGTATTATATCGATTCTAGGCCCAGACTTAACTACACCTGCAGGGCCTCTATAATTTATTGTAATCGGTAACTTTTCTGTTATCGATTTCCTTATAATGTCTAATTTATTGTTTTCTTCAAGAAGTAATTTTAGAAATTTCATATTGTAAAATCAGGATACGATTTTTTATTTGGACCGTATTTTTCGTTTTTTATTAAATTTTCAGTTCTGGTATTAATATCCGTTAATGACCCAACTTGACCATTCACTTCACCCTTTCCTTTTTCATCCCCATTCGATAACGCATTCAAATGATCTGAATTGTATGGGTTTTTAGTTTTATATTCGTTTTTTATTAAATTTTCAGTTCTGGTGTTAATATCCGTTAATGAACCAACTTGTCCATTAAATTCACCCTTTCCTTTTTCATCCCCATTCGATAACGCATTCAAATGATCTGAATTGTAAGGTTTTATTTCAGTATAATGATTTTTACTTAAATGTTCCAATCTTAATTGAATTCCCGTTTTTTCTAGTTCTGTTGCCATATTATTTATTTATTATTTCTTCAAATATTTTTGATAATTTAAGTGATGATATTGAATTTTTATCTGAATTAGATTTCATCAAATTCGTTGGTGGTAAAAAACTTGTTTTTTTCGTGTGTGAAGACAAAAAGGCATTTGTTCTTTCCCCTGTTATTGATGAAATGTTGTCACTTCTTTTTTTAGATTGTTTTCTTCCTTTAATTAAATTACGTTCACCATCTAATGTTGATTTAGCCCATCTTTCCATTACTTCACCCCCATATAAATTAAATTTTTCAAAATCTATGTTTTTATTAATATTTTTTATATCATGAATAATTCTTTTTAATTGACCATAAGTTACTGTACCCGTATTAACTAAATTACGTGCTCTTTTAATACCTTCAATATCACCGTTTTTATTAACCATTTGATATTTTAGATGTTGCAACACATCATCAGGAATATTAAAAATTCTATCTTTTAAATCTTTATTCATTTTTTAAATAATTAATTATATCATCAATATTAATATCATTATTTATTAATGATTGTTTCAACGATTTTATTTGTCTTAAAATAATTGGGTTAAAAGTTGTTTCATCAATTTCTTGGTTTTTAGACACTATATCATTATATTTATTTTTATTTTTTAATATATTATCTATATATTCCTCAATGAACTCTTTTGGGTTTTCTATTAGTCTTATTTTTCCGTCAGGTAAATCTTCATCGTAACCCATTTTTTCTGCCCTTTCTTCTGCTTCGTCATCAGGTAATCCCAGTTCATTTTCTAAATGATCAATAGCATCTTCATAATTTACATCAGAACCTATCGTATCTTTAAATCCTAATGTTTTACTCATATCAGATTCACCCCAAAATCTTAAACGTGAGGTATTATTTGTTCCATTAATACCGTCTGACCCCATCTGTCCATGACTCATGCCTACAACATCATCTGTTGTTGAATTTGATGTGATACCTTTAACTTTAAAATCCGCTGGTTTTTTATTAGATATGAAATTGTCATCTTCATCGACAATTTCATCTAAATCCTCTTGATCTACTTTGGTTTTATTTTTTACCTTTTTAAAATTATCTTTTTTAGTTAAAGATTTATCATTGACTTTAGTATCTAATTTTTTTTGTTGTTTTTTTGAAACAAACACCTCTTCAATTAATTGTGAAACAAATTTACTCATTTATTCTTTTTTTATATAAATATCGTTTGAATTAAAAGATTTTAGATATTTATAAATAAAAACATTTATTTTAAAAAAAAACATATTATGGTAAATCAATTTTCTTGTTTTAATAACAATATATCAGGGTTAATGCCTTTACGAAATATAATAGATGATGTCATTACAATCAATGACTGTGATTTTATCATACGTCCAAGAACTGAAAAAGGATGGACAATTGATTTAACCTTTAATGCTAATGATTATTCTTGGTCGGGCGATTCTTTATTTTATTATTTAGGTATAAATAATGAATTTTTACCTGAAAATTTTATAGATAATAATCTTTCTTTTTGGTTAACGTCAGATAGAAAAATTAAATGGAAAACGTATAAATTTATTTCAGATACCCAAAACAAACTTTTAATGGACTCAAGTATTACTCTGTGTGATGGTGCTACAGAAGAATATTTTAATATTACTATTACATTTAAAAGAAATAGAGAATTTAATGATTGTAATTTATTAAATAAAGGCGGGTCAAACGATTTAATTACCGAATCAAAAATAATAAATCCAATAAACGTATTGAGCGGATCAACAGAAGAATATAGTTACACATATGGTTTTAATGAAAAATGGGTGAATGAAGTTGATAGTAGATTAGGTACACTTAAAATGTATCTTAATGGAAAACCATTTTATAGTTTAAAAAATTGGGAAGAAATAATACCTACACAACGCACATCAACCAACGAATTAACACAATCGTGGGGTACAGGAACAACAGGGTGTAATGATATCCATAATGGTACTTGTGATATTAACATTGTTGAAATAAATTATTATGAAGAACCATTAACATTTATTGATATAAATAAAATTTTAACATTAAAACCATATTCTTTTAATACTTGTGAAAATTGCATGGATAATATGTCTAGTTTATGAGAAATAACAAAAAAATTGACATAATTATTGATAATTCAGAATATTATGATCTTGAATTATTTAATGATGATAATAACAATAACGAAATTGATATTATTTTAGATTTATCAGAATATTTTGATTTCGAATTAATCGATGTCGATATTGATATTACGGAATTAGTTGAAATGTTTCCTATTTGTACTGATTGTGGTGACGCTGTCGTATCATTAAACAGTGAATTCGGATTTCTTTTAACTGACGAGTATGAATATATAGAAACTGTTGATGGGAATTATCTTCAGTATCACTAAAAAAAAATAAAATGAGTAAAAGTAAACCAATAAATAAACTACCTATAAAAACTAACCCTTTATTAAGTGGTTATACTATTTATGAGGATTTAACGACAACTTCTATTGTCGCTATTAAGGATCTTGTAGAGTTAATCGTAGATAATTCGGACTTATATCCGATAGTTACCGCAGAAACGTTTAATAGAATAACAGGGGATACTTATTTACAGAATCAGATTAATAATTTAATTATTAATAAATCTGATAGTGGTCACACGCATAACACGTCGGATTTAAACAACGATTCTGGATTTATTACCTCTGCCGATATACCAGCACAAATAATAACAGAAAATATACCAGTTCGTTTGTCTAATAATAAAACATTAGGTAAATACGTAAATGGTCAAACCATTATGTCATCGGGTATGACAGTAACACAATTGTTTAAAGACATAGCGCTTGAAGCACTTGCACCAAGTGTTACTTTAACTACATCAACATCTATCGCTTTTAATCAAACATCTATTTCAAACATTTTAAATTTCACTTATACAATTAACTCACTTGGCGCAACAATAGGTTCGGTTTCATTAGATTGGAGAAGGGGAGGTACAGGTAATTGGGAAATTTTATCAACCAATACTGGTTTAACATCGTATACACATAATTACACAGATACAACAGGGAATACATCAACATTCAACTATAAATACGTTGTTACAGATTCGGCTGGCGGAATTGCAACTGGAACAACTAATATAACACCATCTGCTTATGTTGCGCCAACATATAACACATCTGTCACCCAAACAAAAGAGCTTGGGAATAAAAGTACCTTAATATCTGGCACTATAACGCCAGGTTCTACTAATTGTCCAATACAATATAGACATTTATATTATAGTGTGAATAACACAAATTGGTATCTTATTTCAGGTGCTACTATTACGGGTAACACGGTAACATATACACATGATGATCCATCATTGTTAAATTCAACTACTGTTTATTATAGATTAAGTATAATTGATACTAAACAAACTACTAATTTACCTATTGGTACAGTAACATATGTTTATAAATCGGTACTTGGCTATGTAATAACTTTACCAGATTTAGACACTGATGGTACTTTAACAGAACAAGAAAAATTAACAACTATATTGGGAATAGGAAATAATGTCTTAACTAATTCAAAGGTTAGGACGATATCTAATGTTCAAACACCAACTATTAATCATTATACTTATTATGCATATAAGAGTACTGCTGGCGATGTCGTGTCAATACTACAATCGCCAGCGACTGAAACAATAGGTAATTGGACAAAACAAACAGATATTTCTGGTTTTAATTTATATGGCGCAAATGTAACATATAGAATATATAAAACTAATCAACCTGGTTCATTCAGTAATATTCAAACTTTAATAATAACATAATATGGCATATCAACAATATCCAGGAGAAATAGGTAATAGTAACCCTAATTATTCAATGTTGGATTCAACATTTGTTAGAGGTGGCGGTAGAACCGTCCCAACTTTAACTGGAACAACAGGATTATATTCTTTAAGTGGTAAAACAGATCAACTATCTGAAAATATAACAAAAGTTTGGGTCGTATCTGAGCAAAAAAATTATGTATTGATAAACATGATTAATGTCGGTAATGCTGACGGTTGGTCTGTTGATACTGTCGATTTAAGTGATTACTATACAACAGGTGAAACTAATTCATTATTGTTAGGTAAAAGTGACACTGGACACACTCACAGTCAATATCTAACTGGCTATACCGAAACAAATCCAGGCGTTTATACTTCAGGAAGAACAGATGTACTATTGTTAAGTAAAAGCGATACTGGACATACACATGAATATCTTTCAAATAGTGGTGGTACGTTAACTGGTAATCTAACAGGAACTACCTTTTATGGTAGTGGTGCTGGATTATATTCAATACCTACAAGTGGTGTAACAAATTTATTCGGAATAAACACTGGAGATGAACGATATTCTAATTTAACACCAACAGATAGTGTTATTGGCGGTATACCTGTAGGTAGTACTTTTAGTGGTAAAACTGTTCAACAAATGTTTGATTCATTACTTTACCCTACATTAAACCCATCATTTAGTAACCCGTCAAGTACGTTTACTGTGTCAGTCAATCCATATTACGAGGTCGGACAGTTAATACCGTCATTAAGTTTTTCATCTACTTTTAATAGAGGAACTATAACACCTGCTTACGGAACATCTGGTTTTAGGAGCGGTCTACCAACTCGTTATAATTATTCAGGTTATCAATTGTCTGGAGTAACGTCTTCAGGGTTAACAAATACGGTTACCATAAGTGATTATGTTGTTGTTGTTGGAAGTCAGAGTTGGTCAGGTAGTGTCACATATTTATCTGGCGAACAACCACTAAACAATAAAGGTGATTTTTATTTAACAGGGTTAACTTCTGGAACAACATCAAATAGTTCCAGATCATTTAATGGTATTTATCCGTTTTTATATGGTATGAGCGATTTGATATTAATGTCTACCACAGCGTATGGCTCATTATCGGGTAAATTACTGGAAGTTCAGGGTAATAAATTGGTGACACTTAATGGTAATATTAAATATATTTATTTTATTTATCCATCTAGTTATTCAGATCTATCGTCAATAATTGACCAAAATGGTTTTAATGTTACTGGATCATTTCAAAAAACCACAATGAACGTAATTAGTACTAACTGGACAACTATTTATAAAGTATATAGAACAATAAACATGACCTCAGTATTAAATGGTCAATTTGAATTTAAATTTAATTAATAAATGGCAAATGGTATAGGTATTATAAATGGTTTTGATGTTAATTCATCATCACCTATTGATAAAAGATACGGAGTATATACTGGCACAACAATAGGCCAGTGTATATCGAATTCACTTGCAACAATACAACCAATTTTTAGATACGAGGGTTTAACTATTGGTTTGAAGCCATATGGCTCAAATTTAGTAGAATATTGGTTTATTGGCGGTACTGAAGATATTGATTTAAAAATAAAATCAACGGTTTCTAATGTGATTTTGGTGACATATGATGAAATAATTTCGTTAATTTCGTCAAATGGGTTAGAACCGTTACAACAATACCAAATAACTGATCATATTACAACATATACACAACCAATAACATTAACACCTATGTCAGGCACATCTGAGCCATTAATCGTTGAGTCAATAACCTCTAATAAAATTAGAACTATTTGTAAAAGTACCATATACCCTCAAGATATTGTGTATTATTCTATTGATGATAATACTAGCGGTTTTACTAAAGGTAAAATTTATAGAAGAATAGACACACTTTTAAATAACGATATCGGAACTGACTGGAGAAATATTAAATATCGTAGATGGTCTATTAATGTAACTAACACATGGGTGTCAGGTGATAGTTATGCGTTATATTCTGTCGTATCAACAAATAATGATATTTATATATGTACATCAACCAATAACGGATGGGAAAATATAAACGACAATTTCACCAGCACTGGATTAGTAAATAATACTTACGTTTCGAATAATGGCACTGGTATTCAATTTATAATAAACGGGAATGGTATTATTATTCCATCAACCACATTTTTTAAGGATGTGACAATGTTTAACGAAATATAAAATATTATGATATTAAATACACAAACAAGTTTAACATACAATACACTAACGTTAGCGTTAGCGGCATTACCTTCAGTTTTTGATCAAAATTATGAATTGGTTATAGAAAATGGTATTTATGATACTTCAGGTAACACAACGACCATCGGTAAAAACACTGGAGTTTATTCATTAATGATAAGGGGTGAATCTAAATCTGGTGTTTTATTAAGTTCCACTAATACATTAAAGGGGGTATTAGAAATTTCGGGGTCTACCAACACCAAAAATGTCACAATAAAAGATATTAGGGTATCTGGTAGTTCCACCCAAACTATATATGTAAATAATGGTCCAAGTTTTTTAACTTTTGATAACATTGATATGATATCTAATTTGGGTAACTTTTTTAGAATAACTGGACCAACAACAACAGACATTACGATTAAAAATTGTACAGCGGAAACACAGGGTCATGTCGTCCTATTAATGTCAACACCAAGTAATTTAACATTTTTAAATAATAATTTTAAAGTAAACAGGTCAACCACTGGTCCATATCGTTGTATTGCTAACGGTACTTCAGTTTCTGGTGCCTTATCAATTATTGGTAATACATTTGAAACAATTAACGGGGAAGAGGGTGTGTTTTTAGTGCTTTCTTCGGGGTCAACAATTAATACAATAGAAAAAAACACATTTAAATCATGTGGAAAAACACAATTAAAATTTAACTGTTTAACTGGTTCCACTATAAACAATATTAACGATAATTTATTTGAATCGACAGTTTCGTTTAGTGTATATATTGATAATGGTATTGTTTCTTTAAGAAATAACACCATTATCAAAAACACGTCCCAATATAGTAGTGTTTATCTTAATAACATAACTGAATGTTTAAGAATAAAAAATAACATATTTTATAGTGAATTAACTGGAACCACAAACGCTTGGGTGTATATTACATTTGTCGATTTGGATTTTAATTTATCTAATGTTAAATCTGATAATAATCTTTATTTTTCACCACTAAATTCCAGAATACAAGCAACACCAACAGGTAATGTAACAATATGGGAACCGACGACAGCATTAATGACGGTTGGTGTTACATCATACAATTCATTAAGCACTATTAAAACGTTTAGTTCAGATTTAAATTCTTTAGATCAAGATCCTATTTTTACTTTAGGTGTCAGCGGAACACCGTATTATTACTTAGATGTAACGTCTCCAGCGCATAATAGTGCAAATTTTAATGTAACCACTGGCACTACAGATATTAGGGGTTATTATCGTCAAGATTTACTGACAGATATGGGGGCGTATGATATTGATGGGGGAGAATTTGCCAAAATACCAAACGACGAATATCTTTTTAAAGGGGTAATAAGAAGAAACGATGGTGCAACATTTATTAACATACAATTAGCGATATCTTCTGTTTTTACTAAAGATGAAGATGTTTATTTAGATGTTACCGACAATACTATGTCAAATTGGGTTACACAACCAGGTATGTTAGCCAAAAGAAAAATGTTTATTCAACCCCACAGTTCAATTAATGGTAAATTGATAGTTACTGATACTATTAATATGAATTTAGCTACATCAGTTTCATCATGTTCAAACATTATTTTTAAAAATCTAATTTTTGATGCATATAGAGCTGATGGTGTTACGCCAGGTTTGTGCGGATTATCATTAGGTCTTGGAACATCATATAATTTGGTGTTTGAAGATTGTGAATTTAAAAATGGTGAACATGGTGCTTATCTTTATACAGGTCAAGATGTAGTTTTTAAAAATTGTAAATTCTATAATTTTTACCATTATGGTGTTTATGGTGCTAATGTAAAATCAATACACTTTCTTGGTTGTGATTTTGATCATGGTGATTTTGCTGGACATCCAGAACGTGTAAATAGTTATGAAAAGGATATGATAGCGTTTAAAACATGTAAGAATGTTGTTTTTAAAAATTGTTCATTTAAAGGATCAATATATACTCAAAACATTCTTCGTTTAGATGATATAGACGACCTCGTAGTAGAAAACTGTTTATTTAAAAATGCGGAAAAAGGTAGACCTTTATTTATTCAAGGAACTAATGGTAATTTTAATAATAGAGTAAAAGTTAATAATAATATTTTCTGTGAAAATGGATCAGAACTTACTGGTTCAACATCATTAATATTAATTGTTGCTTCAACTGATATTGAATTTAAAAATAACACAATAGCAAATAATTCTATTTATTACACCAGTTTTCTATCTTTAAGGGAAAATTGTTCAAACATAACAGCATGTAATAATTTTTTCCATGGCCTTAACTCAGCCACTGGTGTGACATCGATGGCATTAACATTATCACCAACCGCAGATCGTGATAAATTAATAATTCAAAACAACTATCACGTCACTAATAATCTTTTAGATAGAATATTAACAATTGTTGGACAGGGTATCACAACCACTAAAGTATGTATAATTGTATCAAATGCTAATCTTATTAATTTAGAACAAAATTCAGTAAAAAACACTGTTGATTTAGATTTATCCAATTATTTAACCACAGGGTATACGCCACATAACACTAGTTTAATAGTAACTGGCGGTGATTTATCACTTTCAAATAATACCGATTTTTTAAACAATGTAAAAAATTTATCAATGGGTTTTGGAGCAATATATTATGATAACGTACCTTACGTGTCTAATTTTGATTACGTAATGAAACTTTTTAACTTAACAACAGATGAACACTACCCATCTATGACCCCACCAATTGTGGTGTTATCATACGATGTTAATACATTAATGTTGGATTCACCAAAACCCGATGAATTATATGAAATGACTATCGGTGAAGATACTGGGTTGATTGATATAGTTAACGCCATAGATATAAACACTATTGATCCTAGTTCGTCATCACTGGTATGTGTAGGAGTAATAGTAGGTGATTATTCTATCTTGTTAGATAAAGTTTATTCAGTCACTGACATATTGACGAATATCAGATATGACATTAATTATGTTTATTTTGATTTGCTCACTAACAATACTTACGTAGCCTTTCAACAAGAAATACCATCATCTTTTACATTTACTTACGAAAAAAAAGTATATTATGGGGTGGGATTTAGTGGGTTATTAAATTTTAGTGAAAGATATAAGGATTATAAAATGACATTAACAAAAATATTATCTAACGGCACCAGTAATACTGTAACTATCAACCCATTTATACATACAGTACAACCGAGATGTAAATCCAATTACATTCTAAGTCGTAACATTATATATTTAGGTGATTCAACTACTGTCACTAACTTATCTTTTGAAGATGATTCACATTTTTTCACCATCACAGGAACTGGAATGAATATTATTAATGATACAAATGATGTTATTACTTTTACACCTACATTAACAGGTAATACTGAAATTTCGTTATATACAAATAACACATCTGACATACCAAATATTAAATCAGTTAATGGTGTACTTAAAGTATTACCAATACCTGAAAAGGCTATATTAAATTTCGACACTAATAAACAAATTCTTCATAAAAATGAAATATTAAAATTATGCGCAACAAATGATATAAATAACAATAAAAAGGTTTCTCGTTTTCTACCATCAACTGGCACCACATTTAATTGGAAAATTATTAATTCACAAACAAACGTTGTTTTCAGGGAATATTATGGTGATAATGTTGATGTAGATATTAGTGATTATCCTGTAACTAGTTATGATATTCAAGTCACTATGACATTTTCAGATGATTTAACAATCTGTAAAGACATGTTAGAAAAAAGATATTTAACTGTATTACCCGATTTTGTTAACACAACTAAAACAAAACATTTTATTACATGTACAAAAACCGATATTGGTAAAGATATTGATGGTTATGATCGAACAGAAACATCAATCATTATGGGTGATCGTACAACAGACTGTTTAAATAGCCAAATAATAAACCCAGGGGATGTAATAATATTAGATGGTGATGCTCAAAGTGTTAGATTTTATAATTTACATGGAACTGAAGAAGAACCCATATTAATTATTGCTAATTGTAGTAATGGTGTACCATTTAATGTGGTATCAAAAACTTATTTTGGTATACTTTTCCAACGTTGTACACATTTTATTGTTTCGGGAGCAAAAAATTATAGCGGTATAGATTTACCACATAGTTTTGTTCTTGAAACCAATTTAGACCCTAAGATTTATAGTAAAGCTCCTGGTACTATGTTAATGAGTTTAACATCTTTTGTGTCTGACGCTCGTATATGCGGAATAGAATGTAAAAATAGTAAGTTTGACTGTATAAGTGCGAAAATGTCGCCCGACCCTAAAAATTCAAGTACATGGCGAAATGATATTACTGGTGGTTGGTTTTATAATAACTTAAATATTCACCATAATTATTTACATGATAGCCAAGGTGAAGGGTGTTATTTAGGTCATTATGGTGCGGGTATTGATGGTTATGCCGCTAACTCCCAAGGTGTTTACGGTCCATATTGGGCAAGTATACAAAAAAACACTAAAGTGTATAGAAATCTATTTGTAAATAATGGTTTTGATGCTATTCAACAAGGTAATTGTTTTATTGGTGGAGAAATTCATAATAATATAATGAGAAATAGTGGTTTTAGACAAGTATTCGGTCAAGCGGCTGGCATCGCAGCTAATTATATTGTTGGTGACATATATAATAATGATATTGGCGACGGTATTGTTACTTTTTTCACACAAGGCAAACAAAGAATATATAATAATATCATTGATAATGCTAATGTTACAAGTCCTGGCGATTCGATATACGTGTTAGGTACTAAAGTTGATGCTATGAGAAAATGGGATATCGATGTTGTACCACAAGTAGTAATTGACCCATTATATAATGGCGCTGACACAGTATTAGACGTGTTTAATAATATATTAAATTCAGGTAGAAATGGTGTTTTGATTAATCCTGAATATGGATGGATAGGAAAAAATATAAATATAACTAATAACGTATCATTTATGCCTGATGTGTTATATAATACCGCCATTTTATCTGCGAGTGGTAATATCAATTGGTGGATATCGGAAATTAATCTTAACCCGAACCTTCCTGGACATACAATAAATCAAAGTAATAATTTAACATATAAAAAAAGTGAAATTAATCTTTTAAACTTTTTTGACCCGTCCGCAGGTATTTATGGTATCATTAATGATAGTTTATTATACAAATCAGGACAAAATCTGAACATCTTTTTTAACGATCGAACAACATATAGAGATAAAAATGGTTTTTTATTACCATCATTCGACAATAAATTCCCAACAGGACCATATGATTTTGATGTTTTAAACACGTATGGTGATATCACCCCGCCAACTCTATTATTAAAAGACCCATCACAAAGCGATTTAACTAATAATTCGGTGATTTTATATTCATCAGTACTAACTAATAAAGATCCTCAACCAATTACAAGTTATGGTTTTATACTATCTAAAACGGTAGTAAACCCAACCCTTGATTGTCCAGACTGTTTAGTATTCTATTCTAACGGTTCTATTAATAGTTTACCGTCAGATTATTCATTAAACATCACTGGGTTAGATAACGGTGCGGTTTATTATTATAATTCATTTGCCATAAATTTAACTGGCGTTGGTTATTCTGACTCATCATCATTAACAACTTTATCTCAACCAATACCAATTACTACTCTTAGTTGTGTGAGAACCTTTGAAAATCAATTAGTAGGTGTTGTAAGTGGTGATGTTACAACTGTTATGACTATCACATCAAAGGGTTTTGTATATTCAACCGTTAACTCAATACCTGATTTACTTATTGATAATTACGTATCGGTTTTAGGTGATGTTCATGGGGTTTACTCTTTAAACATTGAAAACATGACAGAACCTGTGGGTTCTTATTGGATAAGATCGTTTATTATTAGTAGTGGTGAAACATATTATGGTAATGTAGTTAAAGATACTGTGACAACCCAAATAATATTATTACCAACAGTATTAACCAATACTGTTAGCGAAATTACATATAATTCCGTGACGTGTGGGGGGACAGTTGTTAATAATGGTGGTGACACAAGTATATTTAGGGGTGTTTGTTGGGGCACAACACATAATCCAACAATTAATAATAGTAAAACTATAAATGGTAACGGAGAAGGTTTATTTTTAAGTAATGTGAATGGTTTAGCGTCCGACACTACTTATTATTTAAGGGCATATGTAACCAACGATGCTGGTACGTCTTATGGTGATGAGGTTAGTTTTACAACATTACCAGTTACATTTATACCTGAAGATTATTTTAATAATAATATACAGGTGTATGATTTACATAACACCGTTTTTTTAGGAAAATTTAATAATAACATAATTAAAAGCGGTCTTGAAAATTGTACTATTGGTGGAAATTTTAAAAACAATGTTATTAATAGTAATTTTAAAAATAACATAATTTCAGATAACTTTAAAAATAACAATATTGAAAATGATGTTACTAACAAAAATTTTACTAATATTATAGAATTATACAATAAGGACTACACTCACATCATTAAACCAAACACAATAATATGGATTGATGAATATGGTGACACTAACATATTAAAATACTAAACATGCAAAAAAATATAATAACACATTTTGAAAATTATAACCCAACAAGTGGAAACACGATATCTAATGGATATAACGTCGGTCAACGCTGGTTTAACACATTAACGGGTGAAGAATTTTTACATAAATTTGATGGTGTTTGGGTGGGTAGTGGAGCGTATACGTTGTCAGGTCACACACATGATATTACAGACATTAATAATTTACAGACTACTTTAAATAGTAAATCAGATACTGACCATACGCATGAATATTTACCAACCAGTGGTGGTACAATAACAGATAATTTAAAAATTACTGGTACGTTAAATGTTTACGGTGATATAATTCAGTCTGGTTCAACTTGGGAAACACATACTAATCAAGTGTATTCTAGTGGCGACACAATTACATTGAGAGATGGTGCGATCAATGGTTTACCACCAAGTGGTTTTACTGGTATAATCGCACATCATTACGATGATGACGGTAATGATGGCGTTTTGGTTTTTGACCGTAACGGTGTTGCTCGTGTTGGTGATATGGATATTGTTAATTGGACAGGATCTACTCAGCCAATAGCAACAAGGGAGGATTCCCCAATACCAAATGGTTTTGCTTATTGGGATAGCGGAACAACTAAATTTAACACAAAAATAATATTACCAACAGACGTTAGTGGGTTAACAGACGAATATGCAGCAATAACTTATTTCACAGGTCACACAGGTGACACAAATAATCCGCATGATGTAACTGCAGAACAGGTTGGTGCATATACTACTGGGGAAACTAATGAATTATTAACAGAATATTCAAAAGAACCTATATCATTATCTTATACTGATTTATATAATTTAGTAACAACAAGTGGTTTAACTGTTGGACAAAGATATATTATTAATGATTATCAAACTGTTCATACAATACCAAATACGAATAATTTAAATGAGGGGCAAATTGAACCTCTATTGGTAACTGCAATGACAGTTAATAAACTAATGAATATTACATATAGTACTTTATTTCCACAAGATGTAATTTATTATGACATTGAAAATAATCAGACAATGGTATCTGGATGTAAAAATGGTTACATCTATCGAAGAATTGATACTCTTAAAAATAATGATATTGGGTTTGATTATAGAAATGCTAAATTTAGAAGATGGCAGATTGAAGTATCAAATACCAATAGTGATGGTGCTACTAACAACTATATGAAAGGTGATGTAGTGTTGAAAACAGGTACTGCTGAAATATATCTTAAATTAGATAATATCACAAATGTATTATTTTCTGACACATCTTCTTGGAAAAGATTTGAATGGAATAATTTACAATATGTTAGTGCTCTTGAAAGTAACTGGTATTTGAATGCAGA